GCGCTGGACGACGAAGGCCGGCACTGTCCGTGGCGGCGCGGTGCTGGCGCGGGGGGCGCTGCTCCATATCCTCCGCAACCGGCTCTATCTCGGCGAAATCCCCCACAAGGATGTAAGCCACCCCGGACAGCATCCGGCCATCCTTGATGGGGAGTTGTTCGACGCCGTGCAAAGGCTCCTGAACAGGACCATCCGCAAGCCGCGCTCTGACGCGAAGGCTCGCACGCCGACGCACGCGCCGCTGACGGGCTTGATCTACGATGCTGCCGGGAACCGCATGTCGCCTGTACAGGCGCGAAGCGGAAGTCACACGTACCGCTACTATGTCTCGACCGCGCTCCAGAAGGGCGCAGCACGAAAGGCTGCTGCGAACGCGCGCGTGCCGGCCGCCGCCATCGAGGACATTGTGCGCGAGGGATTGGGCCAGCTTCGGCTGCCGGGCCTATCGGCTGACACTCCCGACTGGTCGGCGATCCGCGACTACCTGGTCCGCGTGATCATCGAAGCCGACGTCATCATCCTGGCTCTGAACGTCCAGGCTCTCGAGGCCGCATCCAAGATCTCGGTCGAGGCGGCCCAGATGCTTGGCATCAGCCTTGACCACTCCGGCGATGAGCCGACGCTGCGACTTCCGATGACCATTGTCCGGCGGCGCGGCCAGGTGCTGGCCATCGGTCCTGCCGGGACGAGCCCGCGGGAGCCGACAGGTATTGATCCGGCTCTCAGCGCCGCACTGATCCGAGCCGAATCCTGGAAGCGCCAGCTCTTCGCAGGAGAGGCCAAGAACGTCGAAGCGATCGGCGCAGCGGAGGGGATCCGCGCGGCCTATGTCGCCAAGGTCCTGCGCGTGGCCTTCCTCGCCCCCGACCTTAAAGACGCCATCCTTCAGGGCCGTCAGCCGGACGGTCTAACGCTTCAAGCGGTGATGACGAGGGACTTGCCACTGGCTTGGGACGAGCAACGCCGTCTCTATTCGGCCTAACGGCACAGACTTGGGTGATACGGCGAGACCGTTCCCTGTTTCCGTCGAGTTATTCCCTGATCGGCCGCTGAAAATTCCCTGTTCTAGATGCGGGAATTCCCTACTGCTGATCTGCGCAATCCCGCTGCCTGGCGGGCTTTGACCGGCATTCGGGGTCTCTTGCGATCCTGATTCGACGGCCGAATTCCCTGTATTTCCCTGTTAACAGCGATCGGCGCGCCGCTAGGAAACCACACCGAGCCTCCGGAAACGGAGATGAGGCCCCGTTCTCGCCGGCAATTTGGAGACAAGTCGGCGAGCAGAGACGGCGCGAGCGTCTCCGTGGGCGGACAAGCCCGGAAGTGTCGGAGGAATTTCGTGGGTATCAGCGAACCGGCGTTTAGCGGCTGACGGTGTGGCGGAGGGAAAGGACTCTTCGACAAACTCGCTCGAAGTATGCCCCACATCCCGCCAGCACGCCTTCGTATTCCCAGGTGGATCTTCGCCTCCGCAGCACTTCGCTCGTCACGAGCATACGCCGCTCCCGCCCGGTGTTTGGCGCTCCGACCAGTATTACCTTGATAGTGTCTTCCACCCACGCCTTCGTCGTGTCGCATTCAACCTTGTCACAACGAAAGGACACGAAAATGAAGGCGACATGCATGAACCAACTTGAACTGGCGGTGCGCTGGGGAATCAGTCACCGCACACTTGAGCGGTGGCGTTGGACCGGTGAGGGACCGAAGTTCGTGAAACTCGGCGGTCGGGTGGTATACCGGCTATCAGATGTTGAGGAATATGAGCAGACCATGCTGAGAACGTGTACGCCAGCGAACGAGAGAGCGCAGGCCCACGGTTAAGAGTTGCTGCCGGACCCACGTAGCGACTTTGGACGGGTCCGGGAGAACTTGAATTGCAGTAAGGCGACCTACAGCAAAATTAGCCGTTGACAGCGGACTTGCACGCACCTACCTTCTGTAGCGATAGTTACAGAGGATTTTCGATGCGCCTCGCTGACGCCTGCGCCATCCACACCGGCTATACCGCTCGCGGCAGACTGGAGCCGACGGCCGCCGGGGGCGTGCTCGCAATCCAGTTGCGGGACATCTCCCCTAATGGCCTCGTCGATCCGGAGCGCCTCACCCGCGTCCAGTTGGAAGGCCTTGCAGACCGCTATTTCGTGCGCACCGGCGACGTGGTGTTCCGCTCGCGGGGCGAACGAAACACGGCGTCCGCCTTGGACGAGCGTCTGCGGGAGCCAGCCCTTGCAGTGCTGCCCCTGATGGTGCTGCGTCCGAAGCGTGATGTCGTGACGCCGGAGTATTTGGCATGGGCGATCAATCAGCCCCCGGCGCAGCGTCACTTCGACGTTGCGGCACGCGGCACGAACATCCGGATGATACCCCGATCCAGCCTCGACGACCTCGAACTCGACGTCCCGGACATCGAGACACAGAGAAGAATCGTCGCCGTCGATGCGCTGGCCGAAAGGGAGCGGGAGCTGTCCCAGCTCGCCGCCGAGACGCGAAGAAAGATGATCAGCCTGATCCTCGTCGAGCGAGCGAGCAGGATGCGCCCCAAGACGAGGCAGGAAAGGACGTCCAAATGACCGATCAACTCACCCAGCAACAGGTCAACCAGACGGCCTGGGCCGCCTGCGACACCTTCCGGGGCGTCGTCGATGCCGGACAATACAAGGATTACATCCTCGTGATGTTGTTCCTGAAGTACATTTCAGACCACTGGAACGATCACCTCGAAACCTACCGCAAGCAATATGGCGGGGATGAAGCCCGGATCCGCCGCCGGCTGGAGCGGGAACGCTTCGTCCTTCCCCAGGGCGCTAGCTTCTACGATCTTTATGAAGCGCGGAACGAACCCAATATCGGCGAGCTGATCAATATCGCGCTGGAGCGGATCGAGGATGCCAACCGCGCCAAGCTAGAAGGCGTGTTCCGCAACATCGACTTCAACTCCGAAGCCAATCTCGGGCGCGTCAAGGACCGTAACCGTCGCCTCAAGAACGTGCTGGAGGATTTCGCCAAGCCTGCGCTCGACCTGCGCCCCAGCCGCGTGACCGAGGACATCATCGGCGAGTGCTACATCTACCTGATCTCGCGCTTTGCCTCCGACGCGGGCAAGAAGGCTGGCGAGTTCTACACCCCCTCAGCCGTCTCCCGCCTGTTGGCGAAACTGGCGGGCCCAAAGCCGGGCGACACGATCTGCGACCCGGCTTGCGGGTCCGGGTCGCTGCTGATCCGTGCGGCCGAGGAAGTCGGGTCGGAGAACTTCGCCCTCTACGGCCAGGAAGTGAACGGCGCGACATGGGCGCTGGCGCGCATGAATATGTTTCTCCACGCCAAGGACGCCGCGCGCATCGAGTGGTGTGACACGCTCAACAGCCCCGCGCTGGTCGAGGGCGACCACCTGATGAAGTTCGACGTGGTGGTGGCCAATCCCCCGTTCAGTCTCGACAAATGGGGTGCGGAAAACGCGGACACCGACCAGTTCAAGCGTTTCTGGCGCGGCATCCCGCCGAAGTCGAAGGGCGACTACGGCTTCATCACCCACATGATCGAGATCGCCAAGCGCCAGAGCGGCCGGGTGGCCGTCATCGTTCCGCATGGCGTGCTGTTCAGGGGCGGGGCCGAGGGGCGTATCCGCCAGGCGCTGATCGAGGAGAACTTGCTCGACGCGGTGGTGGGTCTGCCCGCCAACCTGTTCACAACCACGGGCATTCCGGTGGCCATTCTGGTCTTCGACCGCTCCCGCGAACAAGGCGGCGCCAACGAGGAACGCCGCGACGTCCTGTTCATCGACGCCAGCAAGGAATTCACGCCGGGCAAGACCCAGAACGTGATGGACGAGGTGCATATCAATAAGGTGCTGGAAACCTACGCCTCGCGGGCAGAGATCGAGAAATACTCCCACCGCGCAAGCCCGGAAGAAATCGCCGAGAACGACTTCAATCTCAACATCCCCCGCTACGTCGATACCTTCGAGCCGGAAGAGGAAATCGACGTCGCCGCCCTGCAGAAGCAAATCAACACAATCGAGGCCGAGCTGGCCGAGGTGCGGGGCAAAATGGCTGGCTACCTGAAGGAGCTGGGCGTCGATGTCTGAGGGCGAGCTGATCCTTTACAACACCGATGATGGCGCCGCGACCATTGGCCTTCGGGCCATCGACGGGACGGTCTGGCTGACCCAGTTGGAGATGGCGGAGCTGTTCGACACATCCAAGCAGAACGTCAGCCTGCACATCAACAACATCCTGTCCGAGGGGGAGCTGGCGGCAGAGTCAGTTGTCAAGGAATCCTTGACAACTGCGTCGGACGGCAAGGCCTACCGCACGAAGGTCTACAATCTGGACGCCATTCTGGCGGTCGGCTACCGCGTCCGCTCACCGAGGGGCACCCAGTTCCGCCGCTGGGCCACCACCGTCCTGCGCGAATACCTGGTCAAGGGCTTCGCCATGGACGATGCCCGGCTGAAACAGGCGGAGCAATGGGACTATTTCGACGAGTGGCTTGCCCGCATTCGGGACATCCGCGCCTCGGAGAAGCGCTTCTACCAGAAGGTGCGCGACCTCTACACGACCGCCATCGATTACGACAAGACGTCCGAGCAGGCGCAGGCCTTCTTCAAGAAGGTCCAGAACAAGATGCTTTGGGCGGTCACGGGCAAGACGGCCGCCGAGCTGATCGAAAACCGCAGCGATCCGAGCGCCCCCAACATGGGCCTGACCAGTTGGAAAGGCTCGGTCGTGCGCAAGGGCGATGTCGGGACCGCCAAGAACTACCTGAAGGCCGAGGAGGTCGAGGAACTCAACCGCATCGTCGTGATGTACCTCGACTATGCCGAGGATCAGGCGAGGCGCCGCCGCCCGGTCAGCATGGCCGAATGGGCCGACAAGCTCGACGCCTTCCTGTCCTTCAACGAACGGGACGTACTGACCCATGCCGGGCGGCTGCGGATGGACGTGGCGCAGAAGCTGGCCGTCGAGCGGTTCGAGGCGTTTGACGCCAACCGCCGCGCCGCCGAGGCGCTGGCGGCGGATGAGGCCGACATCGCTCAACTGGAGGAGATGGAGAAGGCCGCGAAGGAGCGGAAGAAGGGGGGCGAGGATGCGTGAGGGGTGGAAACTTAAGCCGCTTGGAGACCTCGTGCGCATCGCGTCCGGCCAAGTCGATCCAAAAGATACTGAAATCGCTCGAAAACTGAGCGTCGGACCGGACAATCTACGCTCTGGAGGAGGACTGGAAACGGCGGGCGTGAAAACTGCCGGCGAACTCGAGCAGATTTCGGGCAAGTATGCGTTTGATCGGAACGCGATTCTTTACTCAAAAATCCGACCGAACCTGAACAAAATTGCTCTTGTCGATTTCGACGGCATCTGTAGTGCCGATATGTACCCGATATGGGTTCGTGATGATCGCCAGGCAGTCCGCGATTTCATTTTCTATGTTATGAACTCGGAACGCTTTGTGGCTGACGCCACTTCCCGTTCGTTCCGAACGGGGCTGCCAAAAATCAACCGACCTGATCTCGAGAGTATTGAGGTCTTGCTCCCCTCGCTCCCCGAACAGCGCAAGATCGCCGAAATCCTGCGGACATGGGACGAGGCCATCGAGAAGCTGGAGGCGTTGCGGGCGGCTAAGCTGCGTCGGCATCGCGCGTTGACCCACTCTTTGGTCTTCGGAACGCGCCAACTGGATCGCTTCCGCATCACGGACGAAGTGGCCGCGCATCGCTGGTTCACGCTTCCCGCAACCTGGGCCATCAAGCCCATCGGCAAGCTGGCGCGCGAGATTTCCGAACGGAACGGCGACGGAGAGCAGCATGAAGTCCTGTCCTGCTCGAAATACGACGGGTTCGTTCGGTCGCTTGAATACTTCAAGAAGCAGGTCTTCAGCGCCGATCTGTCAGGCTACAAGAAAATCTGGCGTGGCGACTTCGGCTTTCCCAGCAACCATGTCGAGGAAGGCTCTATCGGCCTTCAGAACCTGACAGACGTCGGCGTCGTCAGTCCCATCTACACGGTCTTCCGCTTCGCGCCGGAGAAGGTGGATGCCGACTACGCCATTGCCGTGCTCAAGACCGGGCTCTATCGGCACATCTTCGAGGTCAGCACCAGCGCTTCCGTGGACAGGCGCGGCAGTCTGCGCTGGAGCGAGTTCTCGAAACTGCCGTTTCCGCATCCGTCGCTGGAGGAACAGAGGGCTATCGCCGAGGTGTTGCGTACGGCACAGACCGACCTCGACGCCCTCAATACCGAAATCGAAGCCCTCACCCGCCAGAAACGCGGCCTGATGCAGAAGCTGCTGACGGGCGAATGGCGCGTCGCTGTCTGAAGGAGAAGCGCATGGCCAGAAAACACATCGAGATGGCGATCGCCTACGACTTCGACGGCACGCTGGCGGACGGCAACATGCAGGAACACCAGTTCCTGCCCGATATCGGCATGAAGCCGAAGGATTTCTGGGCCGAGGTGAAGCGCCTGACAAAGGAACATCAGGCGGACGAAGTGCTCGTCTACATGAACCTGATGTTGCGCAAGGCGGCGGCTGCGGGCGTTCCAGTGAGGCGTGACGATTTCAAGGCGCGGGGCAAGGCGATCCAGCTGTTCGAGGGGGTCGAGGACTGGTTCGACCGCATCACCAGCTATGGCAGGGCGCAGGGTGTCCGTGTCACGCACTATCTCGTCTCGTCGGGGAATGCCGAGATCTTCGCGGGCACACCGATCGCTTCCAAGTTCGCCCAAGTCTATGCATCGAAGTTCATGTTCGACCAGAACGGCGTCGCCGCCTGGCCGGCGCTTGCGGTCAACTACACGACCAAGACGCAGTATCTGTTCCGCATCAACAAGGGCGCTTTCGACCTGAGCGACAACAGCAAGGTCAACCAGTTCGTCGAGAAGCGTGATCGACCCGTGCCCTTCGAGAACATGGTGTTCATCGGCGACGGCTCGACCGACATTCCCTGCTTTCGTCTGGTCAAGGAACAGGGCGGACTTTCGGTCGCGGTGTTCAAGCCCCACACCAAGGGCGCGCGCGGCAAGGCCGACAACTACATCAAGGATGGCCGGGTCCACTGCGCCGTGCCCGCGATCTACACGGACGGCAGCGAACTGGACCGCGTCATCAAGGCGAACATCAACGCGGTAGCGGCACGCACGGCGCTTTCCGGGCTGTTTTCGGAGGGCCAGCAATGACCTTCGACGCTGCCGAAAAACATCAGTCCCAGATCCCCGCCCTTCAGCTCCTGGTGGCGCTGGGGTTCACGCCGCTGTCCCAGGCCGAGGCTGTGCGCCAGCGTGGCGGTCGTCTGCGCCACGTGGTGCTCGACGACGTCCTTGCCGACCAGCTTCTGCGGATCAACAGCTTCACCCACCGGGGGCGGGAATATCCCTTCGACCTTGAGGATGCGCACGAAGCCATCAGGCGGCTGAAGCCCACGCCCGACCGACAAAAGGGCCTGCGCGGCACCAACCAGGACATCTACGACACCCTCGTCCTCGGCACGACCATCACCAAGACGATCCAGGGAGACTCGAAGTCCTATTCATTCCGCTACGTTGATTGGGAGACGCCTGCGAATAACGTCTATCACGTGACGGCCGAACTCTCCGTCGAGCGCACGGCCAGTACGCAGACCAAGCGGTGCGATATCGTCGCTTACGTGAACGGCATCCCGTTCTTGGTGATCGAAAACAAGCGGCCGACCGAGAGCCTGAAGAAGGCCGGCAGCCAGCTGATCGGCTATCAGAACGAAGACAACATCCCGCAGCTGTTCCACTTCGCGCAGCTTCTCATGGTGATGAACCGCGTCGAGGCGCGCTACGCCACCGTGGGCACACCGCGGCAGTTCTGGCAGACGTGGCGGGACGAGGAAGACCGGGACGAGATCATCGATCCGCTGGCCAATCGCCCTCTTACAGCGGCGGAAGCCGATGCTGTCTTCTCGGGCGATTTCACCTTCGCGCGTGCCCATTTCGAGGCGCTGGCGGCTGAGGGTCCGCGCGCGATCACGGCGCAGGACCGCGCCATTCACGCGCTGTGTCGGCCTGAACGTCTGCTGGACCTGATCCGTCGTTTCACCGTCTTCGATGGCGGCGCACGCAAGGTCGCGCGCCATCAGCAGTTCTTCGGCATCCGGAAGGCTGTCGAACGCGTCCGCCAGTTCAATCTGGACGGCCGCCGCAAGGGTGGCGTGATCTGGCACACCCAAGGGTCGGGCAAGTCGCTGACCATGGTGATGCTGGGCCGCTCGCTCGCGCTCGACAAGGCCATCCCCAATCCGCGCATTCTGATCGTCACCGATCGCGACGACCTCGACAAGCAGATCAAGGACACGTTCAAGTCCTGCGAACTGGAACCCGTGCGGGCAACCAGCGGTGCCCATCTGATCGAGCTGATCCGAAACCGGACACCGCTCGTGACGACCATCATCAACAAGTTCGATACGGCCGCCAAGGCCGCCGAGGACGTCGACGAGGATGCCAACGTTTTCGTCCTGGTCGACGAGAGCCATCGCTCGCAGACCGGCCGCTATGGCGGTCACAGCCAGTTCGCCACACGGATGCGCCGGCTGCTGCCGAAGGCCTGCTATCTTGGCTTCACCGGAACGCCGCTCCTGAAGAAGGAGAAGAATACGCTATCGACCTTTGGCGGCCTCATCCACAAATACGCGATCGACGAGGCCGTCGCCGACGGGGCAGTTGTGCCGCTCCTCTATGAGGGACGGCTTGTCGAGCAGCAGGTCAATGGCGGCGTGATCGACAAGTGGTTCGACAAGATCAGCGAGGGCTTGACCCCCAGCCAGAAGGCCGACCTGAAGCGCAAGTTTTCCCGCATGGACGCGCTCTCAAAGACGGGCCAGGCGATCCGGGCGAAAGCCTTCGATATCTCGGAGCACTTCCGGCAGCACTGGCAGGGCACGGGATTCAAGGCCCAGCTCGTGGCGCCGTCCAAGGCAGCGGCCGTCCGCTTCAAGGAGGTGCTCGACGAGATCGGGCACGTCACCAGCGAAATCGTTATCTCGCCGCCCGATGACAACGAGAGCAACGAGGAGGTCGACAAGGAATCGAAGGACCTCGTGCGCGGGTTCTGGGCGCGGATGATGGCCCGGTACAAGACCGAGGACGAATACACCCGGCAGATCATTGAGGCGTTCAAGGGATCCGGCGATCCGGAGATCCTCATCGTCGTGTCGAAGCTGCTGACCGGGTTCGATGCCCCTCGCAATACCGTGCTCTATGTGTGCAAGTCGCTGCGCGAACATAACCTGCTGCAGGCAATCGCCCGCGTGAACCGGCTCTATGAAGACGGCGCGACCGAGAAGCAGTTTGGCTTCATCATCGACTACGAGGGGCTGCTCGGGGAACTAGACACGGCGCTGACGACCTACAGCGCGTTCGAGGGCTTCGACGCCGCCGATCTCGCCGGCACGGTCCACGATGTGCGCGAGGAAATCCGGAAGCTGCCCCAGCTGCACGATCAGCTCTGGGACCTGTTCAAGCCGGTCAAGAACAAGAAGGACATGGAGCAGTTCGAACAGTTCCTGGCCGATGAGGCGATCCGGCAAGAGTTCTATGAACGACTGAAGGCGTTCAGCCGCTGCCTTCATATCTCGCTGTCGTCGGACAAGCTCTTCGACGTCTTCGAAGAGGCGAAGATCGACGCCATGAAGCGCGATTGGAAGCAGTTTACTGAACTGCGCCGCTCGGTTCAGCTGCGTTACCAGGAGACCGTCGACGTCAAGGAGTTCGAGCCGAAGATCCAGAAGCTGCTTGACGACCATGTGGTTGCCATGCCGGCCGAGACGATCATCGAGATGGTCAACATCAACGATCCGGATGCGCTGAAAGCGGTGGTGGAGGAGACGGGCGTCTCCGAGGCGTCGAGGGCGGACCGGATCGCCAGCGCGACGCGCCGGACCATCACCGAAAAAATGGACGAGGACCCGACCTTCTACCGCAGTTTCTCGGAACTGTTGGAGGAAACCATCCGCGACTATCGGGCCAAACGGATTTCCGAGCGCGATTACCTCAAGAACGTAGTCGATCTGGCCAGCAAGGTTGCCCGCAAGGACCGGGGGCGCGAGGTGCCGGATGCGATCAAGGGCGACGACGATGGGCAGGCGTTCTTCGGGGTCCTTGAAGGCGTGCTCGCGACCGACGACGGTAAACCGATCGCGGCAGATGAGGTTGCCGCCATTGCGCTCACCATCATCGACATCATCAAGTCTCATCACATCGTCGATGTCTGGTCCAACGACATCGCTCAGAACAAGATGCGCAACGCCATCGATGACTATTTCTTCGACGTACTTCGCGACGAACGCGGCATCGAGTTGTCTGTCGAGGTGATGGACGACCTTGAGCTCAAGATCATGGATCTTGCGCGAGCGCGGTTTCCGGGATGAAGACCGAACGACACAGCGTCCAGTACGGTGAACACAGAATCGACTTCGCCATCGTGCGCCGTGAACGGACGACACTGGAAATCGCTGTCGAGCCGGATGCTTCCGTTGTTGTCGCTGCCCCACAGGATGCTCCGCTGGTCGCGATTGAGGAGAAGGTACGCAAGCGTGCAGCCTGGATCCGGCGTCAGCAGCGATACTTCATCCAGTTCCTTCCGCGCACCCCGGATCGCCAATACGTGGCGGGCGAGACTCATCTCTACCTCGGACGCCAGTATCGGCTGAAGGTGGTGCCCCACGTCCAGGCGACGGTGAAGCTAGTCCGTGGCTTCATCGTCGTCCAAACGCACAGACCCGAGCGAACCGAGGCCACCCGGGAGCTTGTCGAGCTTTGGTATCGGCAGCGCGCTCACGCAAAGTTTGCCGAGCGTCTGGAAGTCAATCTTTTGCGTTTCCCGGCCCCTGAAGACTTTCGCCCCAAGGGCTTGATCGTCCGCCAACTTCGGCAGCGTTGGGGTTCGATGTCGCCGGCATCTCGCCTGCTGCTTAATCGCCGGCTGATCGAGGCGCCTATGGATGCCATCGACTACGTCATCACGCACGAGCTCTGCCACATCGCGGTACCACATCACGGACCGGAGTTCTTCGAACTGCTCGACCGCGTCCTACCCGATTGGCCTAAGCGCAAGCACCGGCTTGAACAAAGGATGGCATGAGCCTTCTTATACGAAGTGTAGCGGTTAGTATTACTGCGCGAGTTCAAGCGAAAGTTGTCGAGAGTTTTTATCTGACTGATACTGCCATATACTCGCATCGAATTCGCGCCGAGAGATGGACAATAAATCCGCTGCAAAGCTGAACACATCGCGCAGATAATCATAGCTGTCATCTTCCAAGCCTGCGAATTCAGCAAAGCCCCTAATGTGACGATCTACAGCGATGCAATCCACACCAACCAGACAGGACATATAGTCAACGGTTTTTGGGCCGACCCCTCTCACGCGCTGGATGTCAGCCCGAAAGCTTTCATCTTGGAGCGCTTCGCCCAGTTCAAATGTGCTTTCAATTTCTGCCTCAGCCACGAAACCGATCAGACTATCAAAGCGCGAAACCTTCTCGCGATGCTCCCACTGCAGGAATCTTGGGCTACCCTCCCTCTCGATCACCTCGATCAAGATTTTCACGGTAGTGGCATGCGGGAACGTTCTAAGAATAGTTGCGATGCGCGGCCTCACGACTTTCGCATAGTTCAGCCCGGCTTGGAGGACGGAATCCGCAAGCACCGCGCCCATGTGTTGATAGACAGGTCTGCAAGATACGCGTGAATCCAGGAGGCCAGCTCGAACAGCATGGTCCGCAACGCGCCGGGCGGCGCACAGGGCGTCCAAGTAATTCGGTTGTAATGTCATTTTTCTCATACCTGATCACGCGATGCCTGCTTCTGCCAAGGCGTTCAGCCTCTCCACGCAGTTGGGGCAGGCCCCGCAAGGAAACGAGCTTGATGCCTGACAGGAGAAGGTTCGCCCGATGGGAACCCCAAGCTCCAAGGCTTGTCGGACGACATCGGCTTTGGTCTTCTCTCGGAAAGGCGCATGAAAGCGCACAGCACCGACGCCACTGGAAAGCTCTTCAAGGCCGTTCATGAAGGCGGTGCTGCAGTCGATTTCCTTGGCATGGTTGCTGTTGATAAAGCCCGAATAGACGTTGAGAACTTGAAGCGTCTGAGCACGAGCTGCCGCCACAGCAAAGAACAGCATAGTCCGGTAGGGGACATACAGGTCGTCATCAGAGACAGCTTCCTTCCAAAGGTCTGCCTCCTGAATCATCCGTGATGGCGACCCCTTGAAGACATCCGAGATATTCAAGCGCTCGGGTGGTAACGCCTTCTGCGGAAGGACCTCTTGGACCTTCGCCCATTCTGTCTCAGCACAGTGCTGGCCATAGTCGAAGAAGATGGGGTAAACTTCTATCCCTTCGCTAACCAGCAGATAGCAGACTGTTGTCGAATCGAGTCCGCCGGAAACCATGACAACAGCTTGATTCATGGTCGCGTCACCCTCAGCCGCGATAAAGCTTCGAAGAGGCCATTCAGGCAGGTATCGAGCTTATCCGAGTAGACCGTGCTGCCCGCCATCACCATGGTGTTGGCGTTCTCTTTGAGCGGATCAAAGGTGATTACAGGCTTCTTGGCCGCTAGGGCTAACCCGATTTCAACTAGGGTGCCGGGATCGCGCTCCAAAGGTAGCGCGAAGATAAGATCGCACTCCTCCAGAAGGCCAAGGTCACCCAGATACGCGGCGCGCATCTCATGCATTGGGCTTTGCGGGTTTAGCTCTCCATTCTCTTGTACCGGACGGCGGAGCCGAAAATTGTGGTAGGCCAGCGCTCTCAGGGTCTCTTCGATGTTCGTCCGATCGATGTAAGAAAAATCGGGAGCGGCGAAGTATATCTGGAAAGCTGGCCGTGCGTGCCAGGGGAGGACCGTTCCGCCAAGGCCGCGCATCTGATCGACGGAGAGCGCGAGGCTGCGCTGAACATCCCGCTTGAAGTCATCCGGGTAGGTCGTCTGGGCATAGCAGGTCGCGGCGCGCGCTGCCTTCCATCCGGCATCAAAGACGCCCGCCCCAAGCATGGAGACGAATACAGCCGAAAAGGCATCACCGACACCGACCGAGTTGACGGTTTCGCCGAGAAGTGCCGGAACCTCGTCTACGCCACCAGTGCGAAGATCGAACACGCGGCTGCCGCCGCGGTTTTCCTTCAGCAGAAAGGCTTGCGGCGACAGATCACGCAGATCGTTCAGCAGGCTGGACACATCCTCCGATCCTCTCTCCAGGAACATCGGAGATGACGTGGAGGTGATTATGGCGGCAAGGTTTTCCTTGAACGACGTGAGCGTCTCAAGGTCAGGAAGATCATAGGCGATGTCGAAGCTTGCCTGCACATCCTCGGCAAGTAGGGATCTCAGGACGGTGAGATCGTACTTACCGGGAAAGATTAGGCAGGTCTTGAACGCCTTCATACCCGCAACATCGCCTAGGTACCCGACCGACTTTTCATCTCTCAAGATGTCTTGGTAGGCTTGATCCGCGAGCTCGGTCGGGTCGCCAATTGCCATGAGGTTCGGCGCGCCCTTTACCTCCGCCAGCCAGATAAATTCAGTGCATCCGAGTATTTCGAGGTAGGCACGTGCCTGATCGACCAGATAGCCAGGGCATACGGCGGCGACGGCAAACTTCGCGTCGATTGCCCATAGGCCACGTGCTGCGTGAACGATACCTCCGAGCCGGAGCTTGCTGTCCAAACCCGACTTCGGCAGGGTGAAGTCTACGTAGATCTCGCCGACCAGCAGGAGGTCATGATTGGCATTCATATCCGGCGCGGCGCGAAGTCAACGTTGACGGATGCAATTGGAGCCGACGCTGAGGCATTGACGCGCCCCTCATAAGTGAAACCCGCAGCCATGCAGTCGGCCAAGTAGTTGTACTTGGTTGGCAGTGCCCCTACACTTTGGCCACCCGCATCTACGGCGAAGAGCCTGCCTCGCTGCTCAATGGACAGCGCCGTGTTCGCCGGAGGCACGTCCCCGTTCGCGGTAAAGTAGTCGCAGTGCTCGACCTCTTCCAAGGCGCATGAAAACGCCCGCGAACAGCGGTCCTCCCCACTGGCGCCGCCGCCCCCGGCTCCTTGGCCCCCTTCTTTCGGGCGAGAGCCAGGGTAATCCGAGAAGCTTCCAGAGCCAGTGCTGCCCATATTACACCTCAAATCATCCCTTTATGATTCAGCGATGATCTTTCAGGTGATTTTGGGTTGCAAGCGATTAATCGTGGCTTCCCGTTGCGAACGGCAATCTCCGCTAGGTCCTTAATTGAAGTTCGTCGAACTTCGGGACCGCATCCTCCCCGATTGGCAGAAGCGCAAGAACGGGCTCGAATAAACACGACGTGCAAGCCTGTTGTGCAGATGGCAGCGTCACCGGCACGCCCGAGCCTGGTCCCGCATGACGGCGTAGTCGCTCATCATCTCGGCGATGGCCGATCCGTCCGGCAGCACCCCGAGTTCCTCGGCTGCGCGCGCCTGGAACGCGCGGCTATACTCGACAACGGGTGGGCAGACGGTCGCCACACGAGGGTCAGAAGCGACCGTCGCGCAGCCGGTTAGCGAGATCGTCACGATCGCGAGGGCGGTGAGCCGCCGCATCGAGCATCTGGCGTTGGACGTCATTGGTCTTCTCCGAGGTTTCGAGGCGTTCGGCGAGGCGGCCAGCACGCTCGCCGGACCGCCGGAGCGCGAACAGGAACAGAAGAATGGTGAGTGCGATGGTGCCGTAGCGCACGGCTGCCCGGCCCCAAGGACTGGTGGCGACATCGGCAAGCAGGGTGGAGATCATCGCTGCCCCCGCTTCCAGTCATCAAGCCGCGCGTAGATCGTCACGGCGACGCCTGCGAGCGCCACGGCGATGAACACCCAGCGCAGCGTGTCGAGATAGGGTACGAGCGGCAGGATCGCGGACTGGGTCTCGGCCAAAACGGTTTGCGCTACCTCCACGCCGGCCGCGCCAAGCGTCGCCACGCCAGCCGCCCCGCTGCCCTTCATGGTGCGGCTCTCGGCAAGAACTTCGCGCGCGGGTGCCGTTTCCTCGGCAAAGGCCGTGGGGCGGATCGGGAACCGCTCGCCCCAGATCCGCGCCGGCCCCAGATCGATGTGGATGAATCCCGACCGCGGGTAGAAGCCAAACCCGAGGAATCCGACAGCTCGGGCGGCCTCCTCGAAGGCTACTGGGTCGTGATTGGTCATGGCGATATCGAACGCCGTACCGTCGAGATGTTTGGATTTTGGAGCTCCACCGACTGCCCGATTGTGGGTCGGGCTGCGATAGGCCGAACGGATGATCAGTGGCTTGCCGAGACTGTCGCGGAGTGCCTGGAGCTTGTCGAGCGCGTCTTCGTGGATGCGGATAGAACCGGTGCCACGGCAGGCGATTTCGGCGGGCGAGAAGTTCTTCCAGCGCCAGCGAATGGTGGGCACATCGCGCCAGTGTTTGTAGTAAATCGTCGTCATTGCAGGTCTCCAGGCATAAAAAAGCCCGCTCCTCTGCGAGGGCGGGCGGCGGGTATTCCGATATGTGCGGAGCGCTTACGGTGATTGACCGAAGAGCTTCAGCTTGATGGCGATGCCCGCCATGAGGGCGAGCAGAATGCCGGTGGTGATGATGCGAACGGCGGTCTGGACCGCAGTCTGTTTGGCCAATCGAAACCCGGCCAACAGCGATCGCAGATCGCGGATATCCTCGGCGGCATCCTTCCCATCAAGCCCTACCTCGTGAAGCGCTCGGCGCGCGCCGGTTTCTGCGGCACGTTCGAGCAGGCGTTCGAGATCACACGCCGTCATCGCTTCGGGCCTGTCAGGGGGGCGGTCTTTATTGTTGGTCATTTCATCTGCCTTGATGTGCGGGAGAATTGAACATTCCAGCAGACGGGCTCATGCGATGGCATAACGCGCCGACAGCCAATCCTCGATCGCGAAGGTCGTCGAGTTGTCGAGCGTTCCCTGGTAGAGCAGGAACTCGTAAAGCCGTCCGTGGAAGAAGCCGCCTGAGGTCAATCCCGTCGAGCGGAGGAACTGCGTGGAGGCGATGGCAGTACTGACCAGATTGCTGCTTTGTGAGGTCGTCTCCCAAAGCCCTGATCGGTTCTGCCGCACCCAGAACCGCGTGTTGGGTGATGAAGTGGTGCCTGCTGCGTTTCGACCGGCTGCGGCCATGATGAGCTGAGGATTTGCGAGATTGCCGACCCGTATCTGCGACTTGATCCAGTGGATCTGGCCGCTTTCGGGATCGCGAAAGTAGAAGCCGACTTTTCCGCCATTTGTCGCTGGTGAGCCGAGGATCGAAGGGAACTGATCGAGCGCAGCCACCCCATCAGTGACCGCGAACACCGTAAACGGGCTGAGATTGGTGAGCCCCGAGGGCTGGGAAAAGGCAAGGTCCTCGAAATGCTGCTGGAGCGTTCGGTCGCAGGCGATGTAGGCCCGTCCGTTGAGTCCGCCCGTGCGATAGACGGGCCGGCGCGCCGGCGTGGTCTGGACGGCGTCCTCGGCCGAGCCGAGATTGAGCCAGCGGGCGACCGGGTCGCCATCATTGGCGGGCGAACCCTCGTCATCGCTCTGGACACCTTCGCTGGCGCTCAACCGGTAGAGCAGGTTCGTGGTCCAGACGAATTCCGGTTCGGGGGGCGCCGGCAGCGTGCCGGACGCAAACAGTGATGTGAACAGGAGCGTCATACGATGCGTCTCGCTGCGATAGTGAGGGAAATGCCTGCGATCGACGCATCCGCGACGGCTGGCGCGAGAAAGCGAATAATATCGCCGGGCGTGATCGTGATAGGGGCGCCGCTAGCGGTGGAGAGATCCACGCTGGCATCCGCGTTGATCGTCACCGAGCCAACCGTAGTCCCATTGCGCGTGATGGTGATTACGAACTCATCATCCGGCGGCGTCTCGGCATGGGCGAGTGAGCCTGCAAGCGAGGCCGGAATGACAAGCGCGCGGGTCATGACCACCTTGCCCAGCACGGCGCCCGCCTCAGGCGTCTCATTGGCCACCATCCCGAAATCATAGACAGGCGCCCCGGAGCCAGCGCGGAACAGGCCGTTGGCTGAGCCATCGCAGATCAGCACTGCGCTCTCGCCTGGAACCAGCAGAACGCTCGACGTTCCGCGCTGAATAGTGAGCGTATGCGTGAGGTCCGAGTTCAGAACCGCAAACACTCGGCGCAACTGCGGCAGGGTGATCGTCGAGGGACCCGAAAGCGCCGCTGCCGGACGCAGCGCCATGGCTGAGCGCAGCTGTGCGGCGGTGAGGGTCAGCGAACCCGTCGATAGATCGAGTGCCAGCGTGTCGGTCAACGCGCGATCAAGGGCGTCTATGGCGTCATTGATCGTGACTTCCTTCTGGTTCTGGGCGGCCGCCACATGGGTCACGGCAAGATTCGGGCTAGGCATCAGGGGATCTCCAAAGTGACGGCGCGCGGAAAACCGCGGCCCGCAACGGCGCTCAGTTGATAGACAACCATGTACAAAGCGGTCGGCACCGCGCCGAAGTCGGCCAGCATTTCGGCATTGGCGTAGACGACGCTGGGGGTTGCAGATGTCAGCGTGCGTCTCACTGCGCCGCCGGGCCCATCGAGGATGTCGACCTCATAGGCTTCGCTGGCTTCCCCAAGCGGCACTACGCCGGTCCCGTCCTTCAGCTCGCCGCCAATGCGGGTGCGACGCGCCCACGAAAGCGTGATGTTCGTCGGGCTGCCGGTCTTCACCGCGCGAACGTCCCACGGCGCATAGGGCTTGAGGTCGCGGCCCGAGTGGCTCTGAAGAAACGTCTCGGCATCCTCGAACAGCGTGCCGAAGCCGACGGCACGCCAGGATCGCGGCAGTCCCAGATCGCCGAGCGCCGTGAGAAGCGTCTCGACGTCATCAGGATCAAGCAGCGCGAAGACTTCACCTGCCGCATGGCCATCGACGAAGACGTCCGTGCCGCGTCGGCCGCGCAGCAAGCCGGTGAGAGTGTAGGAGCCATCCGGGTTCAGCGTGACATCACGGAACTGGATGATCTCGGGCTCGCCATTGGCCTTCAGCACGAGGGCCGCATTGGCACCATTGACCAGAGCCTCCTGCGTGACGCTCTCCAAGCGCTCGCCGCCGGTGGTCATGAAGACGGTGAGGCTGTTCTCCTCGTCGGTGCCGAACGGCGAGCGCGGACTGCCCAGCGCGTTCGCCGTGGCGCCCCATGCGGCTTCGCTGAGGGCCCGCCCGGCCTGCGCCCATGCGGAGCCGTCGGCGCTGCGGTAGAGGGCGGCGCCGGGCCAGCCGTAACCACCGAACCCTCCCATCAGATAGTAGACCCGTGAGCCCGCGCCGCCCGCATCATCGACATCGCGCAGGAGCGGCAGGTCGGGCAGGATCAGCCGCGTGGCGGCGTTTGCGCCCACGAGCTGGACGGGCCTCCCCGAGCCGCCGTCGGCGACGACCGAGGAGACATAGGTGGCGGCGGTCTCCGAGACGCCCTTTATCGCCAGCGAGAAGTCCGCGCCGACATCGAGACGGTTGATCCGCGTCCGGAAGGTCGATCCGGTGGCGAAGACCACATCCACCACGTCAGTCGGATCGAGGCGCAGCCAGTCTGGCGGCAGTTCGGCTTCATAGGCGCTGCGCTCGATCCAGGCGCTGTAGAGCGTCTTGGCGGCGATGCGCTTGGCCGTTGTGGCGTCGATGGCAAGCGCCAGCTCTAGGCTCGCCTGGTTGCGCGAATGCATGGTGGGCAGCGGCAGTGATGCGCGTTTCTCGCTCTGCGTGCCCTGCTGATAGTCGGCGTCCCGGTCCATGTAGACGACGGCGACGCGCTCGGGCAGCTCGACCTCCTGCGTGCGGCGCTCGCGCCAGCTTTCGCCCGTCTGGCTGTCGAGCGGCACGAGGTATTCGGCCGGGATTGTTGCGACCGGCGTGCGCCCGCGGTTGCGGAAACGCAGGGTGTCGTCGCTTTCGGCCGCGTCGAAGAAATAGGCCTGCGCCAGCGGCTCGATCGCGCCGCGCACGGTGGTCTGCCGGCCGATCACATAGCCGGGCACGGATGCCCCGAGGTCTGCGACGTCGATATCGGCCAGCCCCAATCCGGCGCGCCCAGACAGGTCGGCGACGATGGACGACAGCGCCTCACCCTCGCCACCGCCTCTATTGAGGAACAGTCGTGCCCAGCCGCTGCTGCCGCGCACCAGATGGGTGTCGGTGGCGGCGTCGTAGACCTGCGCGCCCTGTTCGCTGACCGCGCCCGGCCAGATCTCATTGAGGACGATGGCGCCCGTCGCGGTGTCGAGCTGGATGACGCGTGTGGAACGCATCAGCGTCCAGCGCTGACCCCGCAAGCGGCTCTGACCGAAGAACGGACCCTCGTAATTGATCTGAATAGGTACCGCAGTCTTCCAGACGATCCCGATGTCAGCACGCCACTTGACCGTGTAGATCGTGCCGCCCGAGCCGCCGTTCGACATGCGGACCTGGAAGATGACGCTGTCGTCGGTGGCGTCATAAGTCAGACCGCCGGCGCTGCCGAAAAAGCCGGTCGCACCGCTCTCGATGTCTGCGACCGAGAAGGTCGCGACCTTCTCGAAGACGACGCCGAGGGACTGACCTGCAACACCGTCATGGCCGGCCTGTGCGGAGACCCTCAGGCGATAAAGGCCGAGGCTCGCGTGGTTCGTGCTCGTGCCGCTGCCGAGCAGCCAGCCCTCTCCGAACCCTTCGCCTACGGCGCCGCCGATCACGCCGCGCACGCGCGGTTCACTCACCGTCTGTCCTGCACCCCAGACATAACTCATGGAGTCGGCCCGCAGGAGACCAACGTCGTCGAAGAGAGAGCCGGTCAAAAGGAAGTCGACGCGGCCAGACGGTCCATAGGCCGAGATCATCCCCATCCAACTCGTGGCCACGAACCGGATCGTCGAATTCGTAAGGCCAGTGCTGGTCGAGCCAAAGCGGCTCACTTCTTTCAGGGCGTTGGGCTCGATCCGAAGGATCGGGCGTGAATTGCTGGAGCCTGTAACGACATAGACATGACCGTCCTCGCCGCAGAACAGTGTGCCGGGGAAATTGTTCGGCGTGACCGACGTCACGTCCGTCATCCGCGCCTGGCGGTCCTCCGCCATGGTGCGCAGATTGAAGCGGCGGATCCCAGCGGCTTCGGCGTTGCTGTTCGACGAGACGAAGTAGCCGTAGCCGCGCCGCCAATCGATCGCGAGGTCGCTGATCTGGTAGGATCCGAAATATCCGCCTTCGCCGGTCGTGATGAAATCCAGCAGCTGATAGGGCTGCTCAGCGGCGCGCCGGTAGGTAATCTCCGCCGTGATGTTCGGGATGCGGTTGCCGAAGTCGGCGAGCGCCAGATCCTCGAAGACGATCACGCAGAGCCCGCGGTGGGCCGGTGCGCGGCCCGCGCCCACATGCGCTTCGATCAGCGGATCCGGCAATTGGGTCTCGCTGCCGCGATGAAATCGGAAGCGCAGGTTGGGCTTGGCCACGTCCGGGCTCGATCCCGTCTTGTCGTAGATCAGCTTGCCGTCGGCCCAGATGCGCAGCACGTCCTCGGCCGGGCCCTCGCCGAAGCTCAGAGCGAAGGACGCGAAATAGGAATAGCTGATCGAGGCCTGGGTGCTGCGCCCGCCGCCGCCCTTGCCGCCGGAGCGGGTGCGGGTGACGTTCTGCTGTTCGCGGATCCCCGACGACCAGATCATGTTGCCGGCCATGCGCAGCGTGCCGTAGCCGATCGGGATCGACGCACCGTAGGCGGAGGACGAGACGGTCAGATCGCCCAGCCGCGGGCCCTCGGTGGTGACGTTCTGCCCCTTGGCGGGAAACAAGAGGCTGCCGACGACAGAGCCCACCAGCCAGCCGGCTTGCCAGCCGAGACCGACGGCGGAGCCGAGCGCGGCGCCGCCCACTGCAACGAGGATGGCCATGAGAATTCAGTGTCCGGGAGAGCGAAAGCGAAAGGCGAACTTGACCTTCTCCGGCCATTCGCCGGCATAGGACTCTTCGATCACCTGCCTACGCGTCGCATGGGCGTGCAGCAGATGGGGATGGCCGAGCCGCTCGGTCAGGAACCCGCAATGGCAGGGATAGGCCTGGTCGGCGAAGACGAGCACGTCACCGGGCTTGGCCTCCAGGATGGCGACGCCGTCCATGTTGCCCCGGAAATGTTCGACGAACCCTTGCCCTTGCGCGCGGCGGCTGTAGCCGGTGCTGTCATAGTCCGAAAGATCGAGCGCCCGGGCGACGCAGACCACCAGCCCGACGCAGTCGATGCCTGAGCGCGTCCGCCCCTGATGTCGCCAGGGCACGCCGAGCCAGCCGCGCGCCTCGGCGACGATGCTCTCAGGGGTGATGATCTCAGCGGGCATCGGGATAGCTCATCATGGCGTCCTGCCCCGGCACGTAGGGCTCGCCGCGGAAGTTGAGGACGTTGGCGAAGCGGGCGATACAGGTGTCGAGGCGCTTGTCGCAGCCGGGATGGATGCGGAAGAGGTCGCCGACCCGGATCGCGTAACCCATGGGCAGGAACAGCTCGACGCGGCCCGTCGCTTGGGTCCACGCTTTCACCTCGATCGAGCGTCCGGCATTGGGGCCGCTCTCCCAGGTCAGCACGCCGCCGGCAAACCAGCCGTCACTCGCGCGCGGCTCGTCGATCGTAGCCGTGAACACCGCCCGGTCGACGACATCGGTGACGATTCCGGCCCGGCTCCACGACTCCATGGCCGCGAAAACGGCCGTTCCGTCTGCGGTCTGCTGGCCGACGGAAGTGTCGTAGGCTGGCTCGTCAGCAGCCGTCGTACCCGCACCGACGCAGCGGTAGACGCGATTCTCAAACACGGTCGCAGTGGCGACGCCTGTCGTCGTGTCGGTGAAGAAGCCGCTGACGGCGTCGAGCGCAGCATTGCACACCGAGCCGCTGACCCTCGTGCCGTTGAAGATGACGCGCAGCTGCCGGGTGCCCGAGGGAACCAGCGCGTCGGCGACCAGGCGCAGCGTCCAGACGCCGGTCATCGCCTCATTGCCGGTGTCGAGCGGTGTGGCCAGCACAGCGCCCAATTCATCGAGCAACTGCACGCGCAGCCGTCCCTGATCGACGGTGTTCCCGCCGCCATTGGCCCGCCATCCGCCGACGGTCAGGCGGTAGTCGCCGGCATCGAGGATGGCCTCATCGAGAACATCGGCGAGATCGACGGTCTGACGCAGCTCGAAGCTGGCGACATTGCCGCCTTCGAGAAAATGCGTGCCGGTCTTTGGCCCGAGCGCGCCGCTCGCAGTTTTCGCCGCCGCCGAGCCGGAAGCTACGGTCCAGCCGGAGAGATTGCCGGTATCGAAGCCAGGATTGACGAAGGGAATCCCGATCGTCGCGAGCGCCGAGGAGGTACGCACGCGGACGGTATCTCCGACTGCATAGGACGTCGAACGCTGGATCTCGGGCGGATGGATCGGCACTTTGCAGCGCGGGTCGCCGAGATCGGCGCGGCATTCAGGGCTGTAGAGCTCGCCGATACGCTGGGAGAGCGCCTGCGTCATGCCGCGCAGCTCTGTGCGGAAGACGCCCTGCTCGGTCAGCACCACCTCGCCAAACCAGCCGCGGCGCATGCGAAGCGCGCCCATGGACGGATCGGCCCAGTTGACGAGGAAGATGCGCACCTCGGCCTGATCGAACAGGCCGGCGCGCAGCTCCTCCTCGGTGATGGCCTCGTCATCGAACACGCCCTCGACGTCGAGATTGTCGACGCTGAGGCTCGCATCGTTGGCGATCGCCGTGCGCGAATAGCCGGAGCTCGCCTTATAGAGATCGCCGTCGAAGACGAGATCGCGGTCATGGTCCGTGAAGAAGAACTCCCGGCCATCCACGCGGGTGATGCGCCAGCAGGTGGCGAGCGTGGTCACGGGGCCCGCCAGGTGAGTGGCGAGCGCTGTCGATGTGGACTTCATGGGCGGATCTCCAGCACCGGGATCTGGCCCCAGCTGCCGAGCTGATAGGTCTCGATGGTGATGTCCATCTGGTCGCTGTCAAAGCGAACCGGCACGTCGAACTCGAAATCCGCCGTCACCTGGACACCCGACGCTGGCGCGGTCGTGAAGGTCACGAGCCCCGTCGCCGTGTTCACAGTCCAGCCCGTGACCGCCTCGACGCCGTCGCGGTAGATCTTGACCGTGCCAGGAACCGGCTTGGCGATGATGCGGCTCTCGATCTCGCCGCCGCTCGCATAGCGCCTGACGAGCTGGAAGGTCTTGTTGGCGCCATCGCCGACGCCCAGCACCTGCGCGAACGCCTGGTAATCGGTCCAGTCCTTGAAGCGGAAGCCATAGGCGCGGCCCTTGCGGGCGCGAAAGAAGGCGATCAGCGCCGCGACCTGCTCGCGCTTCTTGAGGCCATGGGCGACGTTCCATTTGCCTCGCGCGGCGGCCCAGTTGGCATTGCGGCGCTCGTGCCCCGACACGGTCGTCACCACGGTCGTCGAATATCCCGGCCCGCCCGACGCCCCGTAGGAGATATCGGGCGGGAACTGCACTTCGTGAAATCCGCTCATGCTCAAGTCCGTTAGAGGTTACGCCGCGCCCGTTCCATGGCGCGGGCGGCATCAGCGGCGATCTGGCCTTCCGCGTAGCGGAAGCTGTTGGCGTCAGGCGTCGAGATGTTCATCACCACATTGACGGGAGGGCGCGTCTCGCGGGCCGAACCCATCGCGGCGAGCTGGGAGCGCGACAGCACCATCTCGCCGCGCTGCAGGATGGCGGGCACCTCGTCGGGACGAAGACCCGCCATGCCGCCGCCATGCAGACGCGGCGCGCCAGCAAACGCGAGCGCCGGCACGAGCCGCTGCGGCGCGGGAGCGCCGACGATACCGCCCAAATGGAAAACGCCCGACAGGATGCCGCCGCCTCCGCCGAACAGATTGCCGAAGATCCCGCCGCCGCCGCCCATGCCACCGAGCGCGTTCGCGAGCGGTCCGAGGATTGCCGAGCGCAGCGCGACGCGAGTGATGTCGGCCAGGATGCTGTCGGCGAGCGACTTGAAGTCGAACTTGCCGGTCGTCACGAACTTCGCGACAGCGTCCTCGGCCGACCGGAAAGCGCTGGTGAGCGCATTACCGAGGCCCTTGCCCCAGTTCGCGGCTTCCTCTGCGTAGCGCGCAAGCTCTTCGCGCACCGCTGCCCAGCCGGTCGCAGCCTCCTCGGCAGCGGCCTTGATCTCGTGACCAGCTTCGCGGCTTGCCGCTGCCGCGCGGCCAGCGGATCCGCGCGCGCCTGTCCCGCCACCTCGCTGACTGCCGCCTGTGTTTGCGTCGCTGCCTCCGCCAATCGCAGCGAATGCATCATCGAGCCGTTCGGTCGCGGCAGCGGCCTCGTCGAGTTCAGTGTTCGCTGCGGCCATCGCTTCACGCAGTGCCGCGACCGACGCGAGGGGCGCACCTGCCAGCTCTCCCAGTGCATTTGCCGTTTCACGGGCACTTGTAGCAGCGCGGCGGGCATCCTCTGCGAAGGCGGAGAACCCGAGTTCGGGAACACGAAACGCGTCGGTCTCGAAGGCTGCCGCGAAAGCCGCGCTAGCAGCGGTTCCGGCGCGCTCAGCCGCCCCTGCAAACTCATTCTCGATGCGCCCGAGATCGACGTTGGGGACGAGCGTGATCGTTCGCTCGATCCCGATCGCAGCAAGGCCGGCATTGACGCCGTCGAGGAAGCTGTTGATCCCGCGCGCCGCGCCATTGAGCATGCGTTCCACGCCAGAGATCAGCGCGTTCGCCGCACGGATCGTGAAGTCACCGATGGCAGCCGGAAGCGCGCGCCATATGGCCACCATGGCGTTGAAGGCGCCCTGAAAGATGTTGACGGTCCGGTTGCCGAAGCCAACGACAGCCTCGAGGGCACCCTGCAGCGCGTCTGCGATACTTGCTTGAATGCCGAGCCAGGCAGCGGCGATCCGGTTCTTCAGGACCTCGACGAGCAGGCCGATCCGGTCCCAGACCTCGCGCGCAACATCGCCGAGCAGATTGAGCGCCGCGCCGAAGCCGCCAGTCGCCTGCACGAGCCGCCCGAACTGATAGATCAGCTCGCCCGCCGCGACGACCAGCGCACCGATGCCGGTGCGGATGATCGCCCCGCGCAGGAAAACGAGCGCAGTGGCGAGCCCGCGCACCGAGACGGCAGCTACCACCATGCTGGCGACGAAGCGCCCGGCCATCAGGGCGACGAACGCAGCGGCGATCGATGCCAGACGCCCGAGGTTGTCGAACACCAGTTTGATCGCCTGTCCGAGCGGCCCGGTGGCGCGCGCCATGGCCGCCAGTGCGTCCGCTACGGCTTCCAAGGCGGGGGCTGCAGCGACCGCCAGCTGGTTCGAGACCCCGCGCCAGATCAGACCGAGGCGAGAGATCGCGTCATTAGTACGCTCGATCTGGGCTGCATCGGCCTGCGAGACCGCCACCCCGAAATCCTGCACGTCCTGTGTCGCCGTGCGAAGTGTCGCCGTGTCGATGCGCAGGAAGGTCAGTGCGGCGCGGTCCCCGAACAGCTGCGAGGCGACCGCCGCACGCTCGGCCTCGGGCACGTAGCGGGCGAGAGCCTCCTGGATGGCGGCGATGCGCTGATCAAGAGGCAGGCGCTGCAGCTCTTCAGAGGTAAGTCGGAGACGTTCGAGCGCGCCGACGGCAGCGCCCGTGCCAGTTACCGCCTGGCTGAGGCGCCGGGTCAGCTGGATCGTCGCCTGTTCGATCTCGCCCATGGAGACGCCCGCGAGATCACCGGCGCGCTGCAGCACCTGGATACTCTCGACCGTCGTGCCGAGTGAGGCGGCGAGCTTGGCCTGATTGTCGATGACTTGCAGGCCGGAGCGGATCATCGCCGCTGCGCCGGCTGCAAACGCCGCTGCAGCCGCCGCGGCGGCAATCTGGACCCGGCGATAGAAGGCGGCGACCCGGGTGTTCGCCGCATCCATTTCGCGCGATAGGCGCCGCATGCCCTGTTCACCCGCATCGCCGATGCCCTGCAGCTCGGCGCGCACCTCGCGGCCGCCGACGACGGCAAGGCGCACGGACACCCTTTTCTCAGCCATCGTGTTCAGCCTTCATTTGCGCATTGAGTCCGCGCACCATCATTGCCTCGATGTCCGGCAACAGCTCCGCGCAGATGAGTGTGTTGAGCCCGATCGCCTCGGCGATCGCGAGGGCGGCGGTCATGTCGAACCCCAGGACTGCGCCAGGGATGGCGCGCAACTGGCCGGTGAGCCGCAAGGCGAGATCCCAGACCTGCCAGCCTTCGAGGGTATGGGGACGGTTCAGGACGGCTGGGCACTCGGCACAAGTGTCTCGGCAGGATCGGCAATACTGGTCGCCCCCGCTGAAATGCCATTCGGCAAGGGCGCGGAGCCGTTTTTTTCCGCTTCCAGCAGCAGGCCCTTCGAGACGTAGCGCAGCTGGAAGGCCTCGAAGAGCGGCAGGATATCAAGCAGCGCGTCGATCCCTTCCGGATTGACCGGAACGGGATTGCCATCGGCATCGCCGACGCCCTCCCAGTCTTCGACCACGAGCCGCGCGAGCGCCTTGGCCATGACAACCGCGATCGTTTCGTTTGATGCCCCCTCCGGCAGGGCGGTGACGGCCGGGTCGCTTCGTGCGGCGGCCATGAGTGCGGTGGTCAGTGGCCCGGCGCGCAGGCGCACGCCGTGGCCCAGATCGAGCCAGCGCGGCTCGCGGGAGAGATCGAGACGGATCATGGATGCATCCTCATGCGTAGCTGGTGACGTCGTTCAGCAGGTGCGCGCGCAGCATGGTGCCCTCGCTGTCGTCGAAGGCGGCGCGCCAGTCGAAGCTCGCCTCGACCCCGCCGGGGCCGGAGACGGCGTATTTGGGCTTGGGCAGGAAGACGCGCGGCAGCTCGAACCGCAGCGCGTAGCCCTCGGGGAAAGTGAAGCCGTAATCCAGTGCGACGGGATCGCCATTGGCGGCCTCGGCGACCAGCGTCGCGCCGTCGAAGCGCACCGACATCGAGCCTTCGGCGGACGCGAAGGTGGGATCGGCCGCCTCGATCTTGCCGTCCTCGCGGATCACTCGCACCCGTTCGAGATTGTTCGAGAATGTGAGACTGCCGCCGGTGACGCCCGCGAGCGGCTGGCCACCACGCCGGATGAAGCCGCGCCCCTGGCTGAAGCGGCGCAGCGAGAAGGCATCCGGACTGGCGTCGACCGTCGCAGTGAAACGCTCTTCGCCCTGCGCCACCAGCTGCAGACGGGCATTGGCCGGCCCCTCCTGACCCATCTCGAAATTGAGGCTCTCCATCACCGTGCCGAGATGGCGGAAGAAGACCGGCGTCGTGAGCTTGGGGTGGCCGATCTCGATCGTGTAGCTCGGGATGTCGTCGGCGCCGCTCTCCCAGACATGGGCATAGCCGCCACCGGTCAGCGTCGGCCCGGACACGCTCGCCGCCGATGCTGCAAGGGTGAAGCTGTTACCAGTCGGGCCGGCCGTGTCGAACACGATCACCAACGTCTGGGTGCTCGCCGGCCGGGAATAGGTGCATTTCGCCACATCGACATCGGCAGAGGCATTGAGGTTGCTGACCAGTTGATCGAGGGTTTGGGTTACCGTCGCCTGGATTTCCGTCTCATTGCCCGATGGCGTCCCGGAGACGAAGGTCCAGACCGTGCCACCCAGTGTGATGGTCGCCCCGGGCGAGGGATTGGCGGCGAAGATGATCGAGCCCGACGCCTTGACCGCCGTCGTCACAGGATCGCCGAACAGGCCGGTCAGCCAGAAGCCGGTGCCACGCAGATCGAACGGGATGTCGAGCTGCCCCTCATCGGTGATGAGGCCGCGATAGGGATCCTGCGCATTGCGTCCCCGCCCCAGAAGCGGGTCGTCCCCCAGCGGCTGCGCCGAAGACAGGTCCGTCGACTTGAAGTCTAGGCTTCGATAACCGGAGAGCGGAGCCACCCCGTAGCTCGCCTCACGGCAAGCCTTCAGCGCGGCGTCCGCGCCGTAAGCGCGCACCTTGGGCATGGAAAACTCCTGTTCTTGAAGATCAGTCGGTGAGCGGATCGCTCACCAGGTATTCGACCGTGACAATGAGCCGGGCGGTCAGGACGGGGGCCGCGCCCTCTATTCCCAGTGCCCCGGTTTCGGGCGCCGACGGCGTCAGGTTCTCGGCGAGACCGCCGAGGGAAGGATCGATACTGAGCGCCATTCCGATCGATCCGAGCAGCGCATCGAGCGCGGCCTCACCGCCACCAGCCGGATCGCTGGGTACATAGACTTCGAACTCTACCCTGTGGGCGTAGAACTCCGTGCGCGGATTGAGCGTCACGTCCGGCTCACCCGGATCGCCGTCGCGAAGGATGACGAGACCGGATGCCGGCACCTTCTCGGGCAGGACCTCATTGCGACGAACATTCGCCGTGAGCGCGGTGTCGAGGATCGAAACGAGCGCTGCGAGAATGTCTTCACGCCGTGACATCAGCTGCTCCTCTCATCGCCGGAAAACCAGTTGCGCGTGACGAGGCCGGGCAAGCGATCCACCCAGCGCTGCGCAGCGGAAGCGACATCGAGCCGTTTGCGGACCGTCACCTGCGGCACCAGAATGAAGATCGGCACCGTTACAAGGCCTCGCCCGGTACGCAGCGCGGCGGCGCTGGCTCGTGAATATCCGCCCCGCTTGCCGGTGCGCGCCCGCATGTTGTCGGCGACGAGCAGAGAGGCAGCGTTGCGGCGATAGACGAAGCGCAGACGCTGTCCCGTCCGCCGCTCCCATCCGCCAGGCGTGATCTTGCGGCCGCCATCGCCATAACGTCCAGCCGCCGCAGTCGGGATGGCCAGGAAGAAGCCGTTCTTCGAGCGGATAATGGCGCCGTTCTCGTAGACGCGGATGATGCCCGGCGCTTTCGACCAAACGAGCCCCGCCGAACTTATGCTGGCCTGCCCCCTGGGGTAGGTCTCCGATCGCCAGGTGCGGGCCAGCCGAGGCCCGAGCCCAGCATTGGTGACTTGCGTTCTGAGCTCGGTCTTGAGCCCCTCGGTCGCCTCGCCGACGCCTTTCGACACGGCCTGTTCGGCGGCCCTGACCTCCTCGGCCATGATGCGGCCGAGGTCGCCAATGATGGTCGCGGACAGTCTCATGCACTGCGAAGCTCCGCCGTCCAGATCAGCCGCTCGGCGTCGCGCAGAGGCTCGCCCTGCACGACGTAGGATTCTGCATCGATCTCGAAGGCGTCGCCGCTGGCGAGCGCGGGCGCATCGGCGACGCGGATATCGATGACGGTCGTCTCCGCTTGGAGGCGGGTTTCTCCGAAGTCTGACACTCTGTCGGGACGCCGCACGACGATCCGTACCGGCACAGCAACGCCGCCGGTCGGCGTGAAGATGGCGTCCTGGGCCATATTGGGATCGGCGAACAGCGTCTCGAAGGCGGCCGCAATGGCCGACATCAGAAGCTGCCATTGAGACGGACGCGTCCCACGACATCACCCGAACCATTGGCCACGGCCTCCGTCGCCACCCCGATGAGCGTGTTGCTCGTGGCCGTCTTGGTGGCCTCTTTGTTGGTGTTGTCCCAATAGACCTTGTCTCCGGCAGCCCAAGCCTGAGAGGCGACCTTCTTCAGGTCGAACACGCCGACAAGCGCGGCTTCCACTGTGGTTCCGTTGGCGGCATCGCCGGAGGCAACGCCAAAGATGGAGCCGACGAGCAGACCATCGCCGGAGGCCACCGCGTAAGGGGCGGTCAATGTGATCGTGTTGCCGGGCTGGACGTAGTTTTTCATCGCGGGATCCTTTCGCGAAAAAGGGGAAACGGACGGCATTGCTGCCGCCCGCCGTCAGGGTTCAGTGTTCAGGGGTGACCGGGCTTACGCGCCCGGGTTCTTGTAGAGGCCGCGCCAGTCGATGGCCTTGGCGCCGAAGTCGAGGCGGCATTTGATCTCGACGCCGTCGACGTCGAAGCCATTGCGCGTCTCGATGTAGGCGCCTTGCTGGCCTTCGAGATAGGCGTACTCGATCGTATCGATCTGGTTCGGGCTGGCCGCCAGATACCAGGCGGTCTCGCTGGACGCGTCGAGCCGCGGCTCGCTGATCGGCGCGAGCGTGCGGATCGACTGAGGCACCACACTGGAGGTCGCGGCGGGCACGAGGTTCTGGGCGACCAGCTGTTCCGCCTTCAGCTCCAACGAAGCCGGCACGATCAGGAAGGCGGGGCGGATATTGAGCACCGTCTTCTTGTCGAGCCCGGTCTGCTTGGCCATCGCGGCGCGAGCCGCGCCGACGCTGGTAACGTCGAGCGCCGCGCCGGTCCCGGCGAGGTTCTTGTGCGTGGTGTGGAACAGCGCGTTGCCATCGGCCATGGCCGGGTTCGATGTGATGATGCCCCAGACCACGTCGCTTTCCAGCTGGGCGATGGAGTTGCCGTACATCGCAGGGATGCGCGTGAATGCGTCGAGATCGTCGTTGATCAGCGTCTGGCGGGTGATCGCGACCACTCGGCCATAGGTCTTGACCTTGTAGCTCTCCTTGCTCTCACCCAGCGTGCCGCGCTTGAACTCGCCGCTCTCGCCGACCTCCAGCAGCTGCGGCGCTTCGCCGAGCTGGACCCGATGCATGGCCTTGAAGTCGGTGGCCAGCACCTGGCGGCAGAACAGCATGAAGGTGCGGGGATAGGCCTCGTAGGCTTGCCGGAGCGTCTTGTTGGTGACGGCCGAGAGGATCTCGGGGAAGTCCGAGGTGGAATGCAGCGCGCGCGTCGCCACCTCGTCGCGCGAGAGGCCACGTGTGTTCACCCCCGCATTACCGAGGCTCTCGCGGGCAAGTTCCAGCAGCGTCATGCCGCGATACTGGCGTGCCGCATCCTCAAGCTGGAAGAGGGTCGGGCTGTAACGGTGCAGCAGCGCATTCGCCACCGCGTCGCGGCGGGTGATCCTCTCGTCGCGGCCGCCCAAGGGAACTGAGACATGCGGGAACGTCCGGGTTTCGTCCGACTTGGCGGCAACCTGATCGAGGATCAGCCGGCGCGATTCATCGACGCTTACCCCGCGCTTGACGAGGTCTTCCGCAAAGCCGCGCTCGAGGTTCAGACGCCCGGCAAGATCGTAAATGGTGGAGACGCGGTCACGCTCGGCATCGCGGGCTCGGCTGACCAGCGCTTCTGCCTCCTCCACCACTGCGGACGTTGCCGCGGACTTTGGCGCTTTCGGCTGGGAGCGCGTCTCGATGGCACGCTCCTTCGGTTCGGTCATGCTTGTCTCCTCGGTCGCGGCCGTCACGGTCGGCTGTTCGGCGGCATCGTCCGCCGCGGGCTTGGTCTGGTCAGTCATCGGGCTGGGTCCTTTCAGGTTTGAAGGAGCGTCCCGGCGGTGAAGGACGCAGTCGTGAAGCGGGGATTGGTTTCGGAAGCCGGCCGCTGGATCGGCCCCGACCGCCACGGCGGAAACTTCGAACGGGGTCCAGTCGACCGCGCGCCACAGCTCTCGGCCGCCTTCGGGCTTGGAGACCTCGAAGCGGTGGACCTGATAGCCAATGGAGACCGCGCGGATGTGCCCGGCCTGGATGTCGCGCCAGATCGGCTCGACGTCAGCGCGCTCGGACAAGCGCACCAGCGCAATGCCCCGGCCGTTCTCGATCCGCGCCGAACCCGGCACGATCGAGCCGATCACCGCATCAAGCTCGGTCAGTTCATGCACCTTAAGGAAGGGCGCCCCGGCGTTCAGCCGTTCGAGCCGGACGTGCGCCGGGTCGAGGCTCAGCTCCTCGTCATAAGGCTCGCCAAAGAAGGTCGAGCGGCGAATACGGGCTCCCGCCGACCAGACCACCTCGACGGTGCGGGCCTCTCCATCGGCTGTGTTCGGAGCAAGCTCCGCCACCCGGCGCATGGCCGGCAGTTCGATCATCGTGTCCATGGAAAATCCTGAAGGTCAGTCGTTGGGGGTCCGAGGCGTGTCACCATCGGCAGTCGGATCATTCGATTGCGCGCTGCCGGTCTTGGTCACGCGCCGCGGATCGCTGTCGAGCACGAGGCCGAGCGCGTCGAGCTTGGCGTTGGTCGCCGCGATCTCGGCCAGCACGGCATCGGGATTGCGGCCCTGCCGGGCGATCACCTCGGCCAGCGTCATCGTGCCCGAGCGGATCGACAGCAGGTTCGCCATCGCGTCCTTCTGCGGATCAACCGCTTCGAACTTCGGCGGCGACCACTCCACCGGCACATCCGGTGTAGGGATCTGTCCCGCCGCCCACGCGGCTTCCGTGAACCAGCGCCAGACCGGTGCACAGAACATCGGAATGAACAGCTGCCATTGCACGGCGTCGATCTGGCGGCGGAACTCGACCAGCCCCGCCCGGATCGAGGAATAGTTGACCTGAGACAGATCCCCGGTCAGCAGCTCGTAGGGCACCCGGAACCCGGCTGAGATCGTGTGCAGGCTCGCCCGCTTGTATTCGCCGTAGCCGCCGGTGGCGGCAGGCTGGTTGAACCGGATGTCCTTGCCGCCGCGGGCATAGGCGATCAGCCCCGGTTCGAACTGCTCGACCCGGTTGCCGTCGGCGTCGACCACCGAGGGTGCGATGCCCTGCTGGGCCTCGTCATCACCGAAGACGATGGCGGTGACGCAGGCCTCCGTCTTCTTGCGAACCAGTTCCGCCACCTCGTAGTCGTCGAGATCGCGCAAGCTGCGGATCACCGGCGCCCCCCAGGGAACCCCGCGCGCCTGCGTGCGCTGCTTCTCGTAGACATGAGCAATCTCGCCGGCGGGGACTGGGCGGCTCTGCAGTCCGTTCTGCAAAGCGCCATAGGCGTCGCCGGGATGCTCGGCATGGAGCCAGTAGGCGCGGCGCCTGCCGACCGGGTCGAACTCGATTCCCTGCACGAGGCGGCCCGCACCGAGCGCGCCGGATCTGGTCGCATCAAGAAAGTCGGCCTCCAGCACCTGCAATTGCAGCGGCACCGAAAGACCATCAGAGGGCCGGCGCAGGCGGCGGCGCACCAGAACTTCGCCCGCCTCGACCATCTCCCGGCAGATCAGCGTCTGCAGACCGTAGAAGTCGAGCTGGCCGTCGGCGTCGCAATCTTCCGTCCAGCGCTCGAACAGCGCATCGACTTTCCGGTCCAGCGCCTCGTCGCCGCTCGCAGCGCGAGGCATGATCCCCGCGCCGATGATATTGTTGACCAGCACCGCGACAGCCTTTGCCGCATGCGGGTTGTTGCGGACGAGATCACGCATCCGGTCGCGCAGGAGTGCTCCGGCAATGCCGATTTCGGTGTCGGCAGACGATCCCGGCGCGCGCCAACCTTCCGTGCGTCGCCCACGCGCGGCGCCGTCATAGCCCCGCGTCAGGGTCTCGAAGGCCTGGCGGGCCAATACACGGCGCGCGGCGGCACGCGGCGCAACTGTAGCAATGGCGCGGTCGAACCAGGTCGCGGTCATCACCGGTCTCCGCGCGAGAAACCCGCGAGCCCGGCCACGGGCAAAGGCCGCGCTGTTCCCGCGATAGCCCGCTCGATGGTGCGGATACGCGCCAGAAGATCCTCGGCCGAGCCGTACTCGACCGACTTGCCATCATAGCTGACGCGAGTGGTGCCGCTGGCATAGGCGCGGCGTAGCGCGGAGAGCTCGCTTTGCGTCCAATCTGCCATCAGAACCATCCTTCACGTCGCCTGAGCCAGTCCGACTGCCGTTTTGTCCGCGAGGCTGGCGTTTGCCTGTTGACCTGCCCCGCTGGATCGCTGGGCGTGTTGGCGACCCCGAGTTGATCCTCCAGGTCGCGCCATTTTTCGTCGGTCCAGCGATCTGCGCCCGCGATCCATGCGGCTGCGCGGGCGTAGACTCGGCAATCCAGCGCCTCGTTGCGCTCGCGCAGCTTCTGCCATTCGAGCCGGGCGAAGCCGCGCTTCGTGCGCACCGTTACCAGCTGCTCCGCCACGAACTGCTTCAGCCATTCATTGTCGACCCAGTGCGGCAGGTGGACCGAGCCGGGCGGGAATACGGCGCCATCGGCCGTGTCCTCTTCGGTCGGTCGCTCCAGCCGCAGGAAGCGATAGGTTTCGGCCTTGAAGGTCGACACCGCCACCGTCCAGAGCCGCGCGCCCCGCCGCAGACGTTTGCCGTTCTCGCTCGCGTCGACGAAGGTCGGCCCGGAGACCGGGCTTGAACGGTTGAACCCCTCGACGCCCTTCACAGGCGCCACCTGCGCGAAGCCTTGTGCCCGCGACCACGAATAAACCGCTGGGGCTTCGTAGCCGGTATCGATGGCCAGCCGCGCAATTCGCAGATGTGCGCCGCGTTCATGCAGCCAGGATCGGTCCAGTAGCGCCGTCAGGTCGCCCCAAGCCTCATGCCGGTCCGGGCCGCCCTCGATCACCACATGATCGACGAGCCAGCTTTCCAGCCCGCGGCCCCAGGCCCAGACATCGACCTCGATGCGATCCTTCTGGACGTCGGCTCCAGCGGTCAGAAACAGTCCGCCCGCAGGGACGATGCCCGCTTTCCACCGCTCGCGCCGATCGTAGAGACGCTGCCAGTCCGGCGCTTCGCCGGTCTCGACCCAAGTCTCGCCGAGGATCGTGTTGCGAAAGGCTTTGATTGCCTCATCAGATCCTTGCGCGCCCTCCCAGCTCCTCGCAATCCGCTCCCAGCTCAGCCAGCCCACCGGTGAATAGAGCGCCGACAAGTGAAAGCCGATCGTCGTGGGATCGGCTGCTTCCGCGGTCGCGCGCCACTGACCTGCATCCAGCATGGCCGTCTTGTGATGCTCGGCGATGGGCTGCTCGCAGCCTTCGCACATGTAGGCGGCCGTATCTGGCCGGCCCTTGTCCCAGCGCAGCCGCTCGAACTTCAGCCATTGCTCATGACCACAGTGCGGGCAGGCCACAAAGTAGCGCCTCTGGTCGCTCGCCTCGTACTCGCGCTCAATCCGGCTGAGGCCCCGGATCGTCGGCGTCGAGACCAGAAATACCTTGCGCCGGTGCGCAAAGGTCAGCGATCGCGCTTCGGCCAGCGTGACCGGATCGCCTTCCTCGTCGGCTGAGCCCGGATAGGCGTCGACCTCGTCAAGGAAGATGTAGCGCGCCGGCGTAGAGCGCAGACCGACGGCGGAGTTGGCGCCGGTCATGATGAGGATGCCGCCGGCAAACTCCTTGGAGAGCATCGTGTTGCCCGCATCGCGCGAGCGTGCAGGCTTCACACGCTCCCGAAGGTCCGGGCTCTCGTCGATCAACGGGTCGATGCGCTGGCGCGAGTTGCGCTTGGCCAGTTCCACGGTCGGTTGGACCGCCAGCATCGGGCCTGGCGCTTGGTGGATCGCAAACCCGATCCAGTTATTGCCGGCTTCGGTCGCGCCGACCTGCGCGGCCTTCATGAACACCACGCGCTGCGCGCCGGCTCCTGGCGAGAGCGCGTCCATGATCTCGCGCATGTAGGGCGTGCGCGCCGTGCGATACCGTCCCGGTTCTGCCGATGCGCGGCCGGAGAGCATCCGGTGCCGATCCGCCCATTGCGAGACGGTCAGGTCGGGATCCGGCCGCATTCCGGCGCTCCATGCGCGCAGAACCTCTGCAGCTCCGTCGAAGTCCATCAATCCATCAGCGTCATCACCGGAAGTCGGGCCGGACCTCGGCGAGTTCGTCGAGGTGGGCGCGTACATGTTTCTCCAAAGCCTTCTGCATGGCGGCAGGCTCCACGCCGAGATCGGCCGCCATCATCGCCGCCGCACGCGCGGGCCAGTTCACCCAGGAATCCCGCTCCTCCCGCGCAATCCGAAACACGAGCGCAGTGGTTCGATCTCGTTCGATCAGCTCCCCCTTGAGCTTCTGAAGCCGGATGCGCCGCTCCTGCGCCTTCAGCACCTCGTTCGCCGTCTTGGCCTGCAGGAATGTCGTACCGCCACCGACAATCGGTGCGGCGAGACCCTGTTCGCGCAGCGTGTCGCCCACAGCCGTCACCGCAGCTTCGGGGACGGGCTTCAGCTTTATTGCAGGCGTCTTTCTGGTCTTAGACGGGTCTGTGTTCTCGGCACGCCGCCGGTCTGAGGCTGCAGCGTCGATGGAGCCGTCGGGGAACAGAACAAGCCGCTCGGCAGCCTTCGCCTTCTGGATTGCGCCCCGAGATAGACCGACATGGGCGGCGTACTGGCGCTCGCTCATGCCCTGCATCGCGCGCTCCGATTATTATTTAGAATCATGTGCTTATTGAGTTGATAAGCGTCGCGGACAGAGCGAACGTCACTTCAACGAAGCGATGCAACTCAAGCCCAAGGAGCCAAAAAAAATGACCCGCCGCGCCACCGACAACACGAAAGCCCTCGACGCCTTCCTGGCCGCAAAGTTCGAGATCGACGCGATGCTTGAACGGCTTGCCGCTCTCAGCGCTGACCATTTCGAGACCAACCCCGACGAGATCCACTGGGGCCATGTCGGCACCCTGAGCCACTACCGGGACAAGCTTCGCGAGATCACCGACAGCGCCTTCAAGGAAGGCGAATACGCCGAGTGAGACAAACCGCTCCGGGTCCCGCCCGCCGAATGGCGGGCTCGGCCTCGTAGAAGGGCGTGCATCCTGCGCGCTCCGATACGGAGACGACTCATGACCCAGCTTTCCAATACCCAGATCCTGATCCTCAAGGCCGCCGCGGAGCGTGAAGCCCGCATCGCCCTGCCGCTGCCCGATAGCCTGCGCGGCGGAGCGGCCGCCAAGGTGGTCGGCGCGATGCTCGCCAAGGGCCTCCTCGAAGAGGTCGATGCCGACATGCACAAGAACGATCCTGTCTGGCGCGAGAGCGGCGACGGGCACGCCGTCACGCTGATCGCCACCGATGCGGGCCTCGCCGCCATTGGCATCGAGCCCGAGCAGGCGCCGACCGAGGCTCCCAAGGCCCACACGCTGCGCGCGGGCACCAAGCAGGCCACGCTGATCGCAATGCTGCGCACGCCGGACGGCGCAAACATCGAGGAAATCATCGCGGCCACCGGCTGGCAGTCGCATACCGTGCGCGGCGCCATATCCGGCGCGCTGAAGAAGAAGCTCGGCCTCGAGGTGACCTCGGAGAAGGTAGAGAACCGAGGGCGGGTGTACAAACTGCCCGCTGCCTGATCCATCCGACAGGCGACAAGCTGATGACCGCCGTCCCTCTGGGGCGGCGGTCGCTCACTGGATGCTCCGCATCCGGATCGTCTCGAAAACCCGACGCAGGGTATAAGAGCGTATGATGCTCACCACTGTGAACAGCCCGCCCATCATCAGGTTCTGGACCAGCGTCACAGATAGTCCAAACAGCGGGAACACCGCGATCTGGGTAAGCACGGCCACGCCATAGCCAACAGTGACATTGGCCAGCGCCTCGATCATGGACATCGCGCGCGACTGTTTCATGCCGCATCCGCCTCGGCGGCGTCATTGCCCAGCCGGTCTGCGCGCACCTGAGCGAACGTCTTCCCGTCACCGTCCAGGATCGCCTCGCGTCCCGTGTCCGCCTGCCAGCGCTCTACCGCGACATCGACATAGGCCGGGCTGATCTCCATCGCGAAGACACGCCGGCCATTGGCCTCACCGGCCATGATCTGCGAGCCTGAGCCGCAGAACGGCTCATAGCAGAGACCGCCGCGGGCAACGTGCTGGCGCATCGGGATCCCGAAGGCGTCGAGCGGCTTCGGAGTCGGATGGTCCGGGCGGTCGTCCTTCGCGAAGCTTGGCAGCGCCCATGTGGATGGCAGCGTCTCCTCGGCCACTTTTGGCGGACGGTTCGGACGGCGCCACCCCATGAAGCAGGGCTCGTGCTTCCACAGGTAATGGGACCGGGTCAGAACTCCGCGGTCCTTCACCCAGATGATCTGCTGGTGTACGAACGCGCCGGCTTTTTCCCAGCATGCTTCCAGCATCGCCTGGCGGCGCGAGGCGTGCCAGCAGTACCAGGCGGCGTCCTCGGCGATGGCCTCGGCCACGGCGGCGGCGATGAAGCCGTCATAGAGCTCCGCGCCCTGCGAACTGTCGTCCCAGGTCGTGCCGTAGGACGCCGACCAGTCCTTGTTGCGGGTTGGATGGTTCGAGCCGTCATAGTCGACGAGATAGGGCGGGTCCGTCGCGAACAGGACGGCGCGCTCGCCATTCATCAGACGGCGGACATCTTGATGGCTCGTGCTGTCGCCGCAGAGCAGTCGGTGGTCGCCGAGGATCCAGAGATCGCCAGTGCGCGAGGCTGGGTTGCGCGGTGGTTCGGGAATGGTGACGGGCGGAACACCGCCGCCGCCTTTCTCGCCTTCGCCCTCGGGCACGAATGCCAGCAGCTTGTCGAGTTCGCCATCCGAAAAGCCGACCAGCGAAAGGTCGTAGTCATCGGCCAGGAGCTCGTTCAGCTCCGCCGACAGCAGTGCCTCGTCCCACGTACCGAGTTCGGTCAGCTTGTTGTCGGCGATCCGGTAGGCACGGCGCTGCGGCTCCGTCAGATGGCCCAGCACGATCACCGGCGCTTCGCTAAGCCCGAGTTGCGTAGCGGCCAGGACGCGCCCGTGCCCGGCAATCAGCTCGCCGTCCTCGGCCACAAGGCACGGTACGGTCCATCCGAACTCGGCCATGCTGGCGGCGATCTTGGCGACCTGGTCCGCCCCGTGCACCTTTGCGTTCTTCGCATAGGGCTGGAGCTTTGCCAGCGGCCATATCTCGATCGCGTCCGGGGCAAAGCTCAGCGTCATGGCGGACATGGTTCCGTCTGTCGGGTGGATACCGGGTGGCTTCCGGACTCTGGATGCCGCGCTGGACTCCGGTCGGGGTCCAGAGGCCACCTTCAGTGTCCAGATGAAAAGGGTCGTCTTATTTGGGGCTTAGGCAGGATGCGGGCGGTTTCGGCTTCCGGGTGGCTTCCCAAAAATCCGGCCCTGTCGCTGGCGATGCGCCGCGCTTCGCCCGCCAGCATACGATTTTCGCCAGGAAGGAACCGGAAACTCGTCTGGAAGCGGCACGAAGACCGCGACGCGCGGGCCTCTGCCGAGGATAGCCAAAGATCTACCCTGATCTGCCGATTATGTCCGTTCGAAAGGTGTCCGGCGGACACCTTCCTCGCCGTTGCTCAATGCTTCGCCGCTCCAGCCAGTTCGATTACTTTGCGCTTCGAGTAATTGCGGTTAAGCCGCCGACCATTAAGCCGGAAAGCGATGACACAAAGTGCGTAGAGCCAGTGCTCGTGAGCGGCGGAGCGCTGCAAGCCGACCGTCCAGCAGATCGTTTTCCAACGCGCTCCATGGGCACGCATCCAGATGATTTTGCCGTCGATCGGATCGAGCCCCACCGTCCAACTGAGCGTCTCCTCCATCCGGCTGATGGCGGCGGGAGACGGAAGCACCCGCATCGGTTTGGGTTCCTGGCCAACCTTGTCGGCAAAGGTATGGATGATCTCAGGCCAAACGCTGAAGTATCCCTGACGCCGGGGTTCGGGCAGACGCTTCAGCACGAAAGCCGCTTCCGCAAAACGTTCCTCGACGAGGCTTGGTGTCCACTCGGTCATCGGCGCGCCTCCTTCGACTTCTCGCGATCCCCATAGAGCTTCTCGCCGAGTTGCCGGATAAGCTCGCGTTCGGGCCAGGTCAGGCGCTCGTCATCAAGGGAAACCGCAAGCACGCGCTGCTCGCGCCATCCCTCTCGCTTGACATCTTCGGGGCTGCGGCGCTGGCCGCCATATCCCTTTGGCGCCCACCTCACAGCACACCTCCCCGAGTCTCCAGCGCCCAGAGCAGGATCGCGATCGCGTCGGCCTCATTGTCGTCAGCAGGCTGAAACCCGCGCTGGCGCATCGCGGCGAGCACGGCGTCCTTGCCGGCGTTGCCTTTGCCGGTGGCGAAGCGTTTGATGGTGCCGACCGGAACGCCCTGATAGGCGACGCACTCACGCTCGCACCATGCGGTCAGCGTCGCCAGGAAACCGCCGTAGATGTGAGCGGCGTCGGTGCCGATATGGCGGCGGACCTCCTCGAACCAGATCGCGGCGATAGGACCGGAGAGCCGGTCAAGCTCGGTCAGCCAGTTGGTGAAGCGCAGATACCGCATGCCCCCGCCGTCGAACCGGCCCGGACGCAGCGAGAGCGTGCCGCTGGTGATCAGACCGTCCGATGTGCGCAGCGCCCAGCCGGTGCTGGAGCCCAGATCAAGCGCGAGCATGGACCTTCCGGCAGACCCACAAGCGATGGGTGCGGGTGCGCTGTCGGCTACAGGGACGGGTGATGGATGCATGCTCATGGGGGTCGATCCTGTTCGAGTGTTGTCGGGCTGAGAGGTCAGGCACGCCATGCGCGCGCGAAGCCCCTGGGGGTGGGAGAGGGAGAACCCGCTCAGCGCGGTTCTCCCCCACCCCCGAAGGGGGTGGCTTTCACCCCCACAACTTCGGGGGACGGGTAAGGCCTTGTGAATGATGGAGAAATTCAAGTTGCGGAAGGTCGCGACGACCGATCCTTTCCCAACTTGAATCTGCGCAAGCTCGCGTGGGAGGGCGAGCCAGAGCAAAGGTAGTTGTGAAGCGCTTTCCCAACTTGATTGCGCGCAGGACGGCTGGACGACACGCGGCGGCGCGAAAGGCAGCGAAAGTAGTTGTGGGGCTGGCCTCCCAGCCCGCCGCAACTTGCCACAACTTGATTCTGCGCATGTCCGAGTAATCGGGATGAACTGGCCCATCACGAGGTCTCCTCCGGCTGATAGACCCAGACCAGTGGGTTCTCGACCGGCAGGGCGGCTCCGCTCTGAGGGCATTTGTAGGTGCTGGGCAGAACGGGGATTCGCTCCGGGATGACCTCGCCTGTCACGGGATCGGTCGTCTCTTCCCCGGTCGGGAACGTCATGCCTTCGACGCAGAGATAGCCGAACTTGGAGCGCGAGGTCGGCAGGCCAAAGGGTGCGCCATCGCGCGCGAACTTGATGAAGCCCTTGGTGGCCAGCACGCTGATCCGCTCGCGGATGGTATCTTTGCCGCCCAACCCGGCCTGGTTCTCAAAGCTCTCCGCGAACTGCAGCGCCGTGAAGAGCCGCCCAGCTTCCGCCTCGTCGAAGAGCAGCTGAAGGATGACGTCGTGTTTACGGGTCCGTTCGGCGTCCAGCTTTTCGCCAAATTCGCGGCGCACGAGGCGCTCGCCAGAGCGGTCCACCACGACCCAGCGCCCATCGGCCTTGTCGATGATCATCGGCTCGATGCCGGGGCCGTTGCGCAGCTCGAAATGCAGCATCCGTTCGGGCCGGCCCTCGTCGGGCCGGTGCATGATGATGCCGGAGCTGTAGAAGCTGCGCAGCGACCCGGCGCCCGAGAGCGCCATGAACGGATCCTCGACGAGCTGCTTTTTCGTGATCTTGCGGGTGTGGTGGCAGAGGATGAGGCCGCAATCCGGGGCTACGGCGTCCCGCAGCGCTTCGACCCGCTCCTGCAGGAAAAACAGCATCGCCGTGTTGTCGTTCTCGCCGCCGCCTTCGGGCCCACCGTCGAAGATGTTCCGGATCGGATCGATGCAGAGAATGTCGGGCGTGGCGTGCCCGTAATGGGCGCGGACAGCGGCGATGGTCAGCCCCACGCCGCCTGCATCGAGCAGCATGCGCACCTTCGGCGTGGCGACGAGATTGTCGCGCGCAGCGGCCAGGAGCGCTGGATCGATGCGGATGCTCTGCAGGCGTTCGCGCAGGTAGTGGTACTGGATCTCGGCCTGCAGATAGAAGACCCGCAACGGCCGGCTCGGCGCGAAGCCGAGGAAGGGCACGCCCGCCGCCATATGGACCAGCAGGCTGATCAGGAAGTCGCTCTTGCCAACCTTGGGCGCACCGCCCAGCACCAGCATGCCGCCCGGCGTCAGCACGCGCGGTGCGATGATGTCATCGGGCATCGGGCTGGTATCGTCGAGCAGCGCGCCGAGCGTGAAGGTCGGCAATGCCGACATGGGCGGCGCGGTGAGCCGTTCGAGCGCCGGGCCGTGGCGTTCCTCATGCAACCGCCACAGGCGCTGGGCTTCCGAGGCGAGGCGTTCAAGTGGCCAGCTGGGACGCAGCTGGGCGGCGTTGTACTGGCAGATCGCCTCCCATGCCTCGTCGCGGCTGATGCGCCCCTCGTGGGCCATCCGCACATAGTGGCCGATGGCGGCGCTCGCGCCCTGGAAGCGCGTCCAGTCGTCTTCGCCGCCCTCGCGGACCGGGTTGGTCAGGACATCGGTGATCGACGGTTTGTCGATCGACGGTCCAGGCTCCGAGCCCACGCCGGCAAGCGGTGGCATATCGGCGACGAGATCGGCGAAGTCGCGCAGATGGACCTCGACGCGCGGGCTGTGGCGTCGGATGTTGACCAGCCGCTTGAACCCGCCCTTGTGATAGACCGAACCGGCCAGACGGATCGGCTGGTGAGCGGATCGGAAATGCGTATCGCCGCCGACCTTGACCGCGATATCGCCGCGCAGCCGACAGAGAAGCGCGATGTCCTCGCCCTCGGCCGGTTCGCTCAGGCGCCACCAGACATGCAGCTTGTCGAGACCGTCCGGCGTGCGGCCGCCGCTTTCGACGAGCAGGGTGGGTTCGCCCAGATGCCGGATGAGGTGGTCGAGTTTGGCGATAATGTCGCCCGCGTCGAGGTCGACCAGGACCGTCTGCATCTGCTGGACATCGGCGGCCTTGGCCTTGCCGGTCTCCGCGACCGTTCCCGGCACCACATAGAAGGCCGCTCCTTCGCGCGCAGCCCAGCTGGCGAAAGAAACCGCCTTCTCCAGCAGGCTGTCGTCGATCTCGATCCAGGCATTGTGGGGACGACCGTCAATCCCCTGACCCTTGTCGATGAACCCGCGAAGCGGCGCCCAGCCCTCGCAATAGCCAAAGACGACATCGAGAAAGACCGCGATCTGCTTGGGATCCGGCTCGATATCGAACGGATCGGCCTGCGGCGCGGCGTCGTTGAAATCACGCCAGGCGTCGAGGGAGACGATGTTGTTCTCGCTCATGTCGGGAGCCCCCAGCAGCGATCCGCCCACGGACACATTCGGCACTCGTGGAAATCACGGGTCGTCGCGATGCGCGGCAGCAGTTCCCCGGCGTCGCTTGCCTGCAGGATGCGCACACCGCGATCGCTCATCCGTTGAGCTAGGCTCGCGTCGAACGGCACGAGTTCGTGGTGCAGTTCGGCGGTGTCCTTGTTGATGGCGGTGAAGAGTGCCGGGTTCTCGGAGATGCCCGGGACCTGCGCCTCCATGTAGGCTTGGTAGAGCGCGACCTGCGCGGCGTAGACGGGCTTCGCCACGACCACGCCCTTGGCAACGGTCTCGCGCCAGTTCCTGGCGTTCATTGTCTTGCATTCCCAGAGCGCGGGAACGCCGATGCTCAGCGGCTGGGGAACGGCGGCGATGATGCCGTCGACATGACCGCGGATGCGGCCGCCAGCGACCGAGAAGCCGAATTGCTCGCCGTCCGGGCGGTTGCCCTTGCGGGTGTAGAGATCGAACCCGGCACCGCGCAGCCAGCGGATGGCAAGATCTTCGAGCGCGTGTCCGATCTCGAAGATCCGCAGCGTCTGGCCGGAGAAGTCCTGGCCTTCATCCTTCGGCACGCCCGCGAACTCGAATTGCAGAGCGCGCTCACAGCCGTGTCCAAGGCGGGAGCCGCCGAGGTAGGTCCTGGGCGCAACCGCCGCGCGTTCAGCGGCGATCGCCTTGTCGATCACCGCATTGATGCGTTCGGCGCAGGTGGGGCGGTGGTTGTAGTCGAGCATCAGAACGGCACCTCCGCGTCGGCGTCGGCTGCCATGGTGTGCATGGCGTCCTGGAAGCCGCCCACCGCGACCTCGATGAGCGTGAGCACCTGCGCTTCCGAGAGGTCGGAGAAGCGCGCCTGCCAGCCGATTTCCTCCATGATCTCGGCGACCGGCTTCATGGCGGCGCGGATCGCCGCCTTCTCCTGTTCGGTGAGATCAACCATGGCCCAGCGCTCCCGCGCCAAGCGCGTCCAGAAGCCTTGGCAGGCCATGGAGCAGAACCAGACCGAGGGGCGCGGCTGCTTCGACCGCACCGGATCGAACCAGCCAAAACCACGGGTGGGTCGCCGGCAGACAGCACAAAGCGTTCCACGCGGATGCCAGACCCGCCGCCGGTCCTCGGCCGTGATTTTGGTGAGAGACGCCATGGCTCATGCCGCCCTCCCGATCGCTGCTTCCGGCGCGGCATCGGCCGCTCCGAAGACGAGGGAACGGATACCGTCGCGGTTGAAGCGGAAGGCGAGCAGCGCCGATGCTTGGTAGCGGGTCAACCCGAAATCCTGCCGGTACTCCGGCGGCAGGAAGGCAAGCTGACGGCCAGTGGGCGGCTGGTTCAGCCAGCGGCGGGTCTTATGCGCGCTTTCGTCGGTCTCGTGTTCGTTGAGCCAGTCGTCCGCCGCCGCCAGACAGACAGTGCGCTCGCCCATCGCCAGCAGGTGAGGCCGCTGCTTCTGCAGACCTCCGATACCGTACCAGCGGCCGTTCAGGAAAAAGACACCGCCCCAGGCATTGAAGCCGTTGGCGATGAGCGCGGCGTCGTCGCCGAAGAGATCGCACCAGCGGAAACTCGACCGTTTCAGGAGGTCGATCTCGGACATGACGAAGTCGCCGAGCGGCATGGCCTCGCCTGCATCCTCCCGCTCCCAGAGGTGCCCACACAGCGGGCATTCGGTGGTGGCGAGCGGCACGATGGCGCCGCAGTCGGGACAGTCCTTGGTGGGCGCTTCGCCAGAAGACTCGCGACCGTTCAAATCGACGTCCTGTTCCAGCGAACCGTGCAGCAGGGTCGATGTGCCGAAATCCAGCACGATGCAGTCGGTCTTGATGACGCCGGGATGTTCCTCGGGCGAGACCGTGCGCAGGCCCCGGCCAACCATCTGGATCATGGTCGATTTGTAGGAACTCGGCCTTAGCAGCACGACGCAGCTCGTCGGGGGGTGATCCCACCCCTCGGTCAGGACCGCGACATTGACGATGACCCGCAGATTACCGGCGGCATAGGCCGCAAGCGTATCCTTGCGGTCGGTGTCGGCCATGTCGCCATGGATCAGCCCGGCAGCGATGCCCGCCGCATTGAAGGCGTCGGTCACGTTGCGGGCGTGATCGACAGTGGAGCAGAACACCACCGTCTGGCGCTCGCCGGCTTTCTCCCGCCAGTGGCGGATGACCGCTTCGGTGACCGGCGAGCGGTTCATGATCGCGTCGACTTCGGTCATGTCGAAATCGTCGGCCGTGCGGCGCACCTTGGTGAGCTGGTCCTGGACGCCGACATCGATCACGAAGGTGCGCGGCGTCACCAGATGGCCGGAAACGATGAGCTCGCCGATCCGGATCTGGTCGGCGACGTTCGAGAACACCGGGCGCAGACCGCGCTTGTCGCCTCGGTTCGGCGTTGCCGTGACGCCGTAAATCCGGCACATGGGATTACGCTGGAGCGCGGTGTCGATGATGCGCCGATAGCTGTCGGCGGCTGCGTGATGCGCCTCGTCGATGACCAGGAGGTCAAGCGCGGGCAGCTGGGCGAGATTGCCCGTACGCGCCAGCGTCGGCACCATGGCAAAGGTGACCTGGCCGTTCCAGGACTTCTCCTTCGCATCGACGACCGAGGTCGTGATACGGGGATTCACCCGGCCGAACTTGCTGCGGTTTTGAGCGGTCAGCTCGTCGCGGTGGGCGAGGACGCAGGCCTTGGCGCCCGTGCTCTTCGCGGTTTCGCCGACCATGCGTCCGACGACACCGGAGAGCATAATCGTCTTGCCGGCTCCGGTCGGGGCAACGCCGAGGGTGTTGCCGTGTTCACCGAGCGCAGCCACGCTGCGCTCGACGAACTGCTTCTGGCGGGGGCGTAGCAACATGGCTCAGCCCTCACTGTGCCCAGGACGGGCGCACGCCCTGCTGCGGGATCGAGGACTGCGAAGGCTGAGCCTGCGGCTGCGCCGGTGCCACCGTGCCGGCCGCGCCCATGATGGCGGCGTATTCCTTGTGATCCGGCGTCACCGCCGCGCGGATCTCGTTCTTCTCATCGCCATAGGTGTCCGTGCCGACGTCGATTTTTGCGATGAACTCAAGCCCGTCGAGATCAGCAAAGCCGCTGATGCGGCGGGCGGCCTGCGCCTGAGCGGAGTTGTCCTTGTCGGAAATACCGCGCGCGGAGTTCAGCATGCCCCGCACGAGGCTGCGGCCCATGTTCGCCCAATCCGGTCCCTTGGGACTGTAGAGACCGATCAGGGTGAAGATCTTGCGCCGGGCGTAGGGTCCTTCGAGAACCGTGAATTCGCCGGAGAGGTAGACCGAACCGGTCGTCCCGCGCGTGGCGTATCCGCCAGTCCAGCCCTGCGCCGGATCGTCGAAACCGCCCGGGCGGATGATCAGACGCACCTTGGCCAGTGTGCCTTTCGGGATGATGTTGCTGTTCTTCTTGGCGTCGTTGAAGTCGTTCCAGGATCCAGACATGACTGGGGTCTCCTCGTTCAGGTGTTTTCGGAAGGGGTGGGGGCGTCGGGGGTCGCAGCGGTCGCGGCCGGGGGCGGGCTGCGATAGGCCAGCCGCTCGGAGGCGGGCTTCACGGGCCCGCGGATCTTGGCCATCAGGCGGCCGAGATGCGGCTCCTCGATCAAGTCGAGGCGACCGGAGCGGTCCTTCGCGGGGAAGTTCCACTGATTGATCGTCTGACAGATGAAGGCACGATAAGGCGTGCCGGCGTCGTCCTTGATCTCGGCCATCGTCAGGACTTCATCGACGATGCCCGGCAACTCGAGGCCGGTCTTCGTGCCCTCGATCTGCGGCTGGAAGATGCGCCTGTTGAAGTCGTCGAGCTTCTCGTCGAGGATCCCGACGAACCAGACGTTCTTCGCCCGCGTGTGCTGGAGATGCGTGAGCCACGCGATCATCTCGCGGCCGTGCAAGCCATAGGCGCCTCGGACATCGGGCTTGCCGGTCTTGTCCGAGAAAGCCTCTGGCTGACCCTTGCACCATTGGAAGCAGAGCCGTCCGGCCACAGTGATCGAGTCGATGAAGACAGTGTGGTAGCGGTCGAGCGTCGCCGGATCGCCGAAGCGCTCGCACACTGCCGCGAAATGGGCGTCACTGTAGACCTGGTCGTCCCGCAGCGCCGGATTGGGCCCGCCGATGAAGACGGCGAAATCGCGGCATTCGGCCCATGTGCGCGGCCGGACGCTGTCTCCGGACCATCCCTCGATGGCGAGGTCGCCCGCCTCCAGGTCGATGAACAATGTAGTGGCGGAGTCGAGCGTCCAGAGAAGCGAGGTCTTGCCGATTCCGGACTTGCCGAAGATCGTGCCCTTGATGCCGCGCGGCTCGGCGAGCCGCTGATCGGCGGAGATGATCGGGAGAGCCATTACTTGCCTCCCTTCGCCGCGATCAGGGCGTCAATCGCGATGTCGGCTCCCAGCGCGCCGGCCTTGCGGGCCTCGTCGTGGAGGGTGCGCACTGCGTCGAGTTCTCGGTAGAGGGCCGATGCCCGCTCGTTCAGACCGATGAGGGCGAAGGCCAAGTCGTCGATCGAGGCCGCCCCGACCGGCTTGACGGTCTCGTCGCGACGCTCGCCAAGGGCCGGCACCCGGATGGTCTCGGGCAGCTTGTCCAGCCCGTAATGCTGCTCGCGGAGCAAGGCGATCTTCTTCGTGATGCTCATGACGTCACCTCGGTGTTCAGGGAAAGACGGAAGCTGGGCTTGCCGCTCCGGACGGTGCGCGCGTCCTCGAAGGCGGACCGGATGTGGCTCGGCCAGGCCGCGAACTTGCGCTCGGGCACCTTGATGGCGACGTCGACGTATTCGGTGGGGTCGTCGCCCTCGGCCCGGATGCGCTCAACGAGAGCGGCGAGCTTGTGCTGGTCCCAGTCGACGCGCTTCGGCAGATCAGCGATCACGGTGACCGCGCCGTCGTCGAAGCGGACCGTGCCGGAGTCCTTGCCGGCGGCCTGGCGCGTCGTGTGGGCACGATCGCCGTACTTGAGCGCGACGGCCCCATCGAGCCAGTCGCAGATGGTCTTGGCGCAGCGCAGGGCGTCGGCGGCCTCGTCCTGCAGGAGGGCGAGCTGCTCTGCGGGCAGAGCGGCGATGTCGCCGACAGGCATGCGCCGGAGCTCATCGAGGGAGATGCGGTTGTAGATCATCATCACCGCCCCCTCACGCCGCAGGCTTTGCGGGGGTATCGGCGGTGCTCGCGCGGATCTGCTCGCGCTCGTACTCCTCGACGTCTTCGAGGCGGTACACGACGCGACCACCGAGCTTGACGAAGCGCGGGCCTTCGCCCGTCCAGCGCCAGCGCTCAAGCGTGCGGTGAGAAATGTTCCAGCGCGCAGCCAGGTCGATCTGGTTGAGATGTTTCGTAGCCATCTGTGTCTCCTTGGGTTTTGGTCGAAAACCTGCGGAGAGGATGGCTGCTGGGCGGGTAGGAGCCGGGACGGAGCCAGGTAGGGCTCAAGGTAGGAGTCGTTGAATTTGCGTCAGAAACAAAAAAAGCCGCCCCATCGGGCGGCCTGTCGTTGAAGAAATTCAGGACATCAGAGAAACAACCAGCAGCGGCCATTCTCCTCGCGGATGAAATCGCGCCATTCGGGTCTCCCGGAGAAAGCCTTCGCCAGCGTGTTGACGCTCGTACTGTATCCGGCGGTCTCCAGAACCTCAGCGGTCAGAAGTTCCGGATGGCCCGATTTCCAGGCGCCATACAGTTGCCGGATGATTGCGCGCTGCTTCGATCCAGAGAACGCATGCCGTGTTCCGCGAACCGTAAGTGACGCGCCGTCGGCGGCCATGGTGATCAGGTCGTCGCTCAACTGGGAGCCCGCCGCAATTCGGGCGGCCAAAAGGTCGGGAACGACAGCAAGACCGTTGTGGTCGGCGACATCTCGGACGTCGATCAGCGTATGACCGAGGTGCACGTCAGTCGGCAGGCGATTTCGAGGTGTAAGGCTCAGGACAACTCGCAAGCCGGGTGCCGGGCGCTTCCGGGCGGCATCGATGAAACTTCTCCATATGGCTGGATCGCCGAGCCGACGGCCAATCCAGACAGATGTGCGCTTGCTGCGTCCTGGTAGGCGCGCGTCGCCGACCTCCCAAAGAAGGTCGGGCACGAGTTCGACAGGGGCGGTTCGCGGCGACAAATCCAGCCGCTCCACCAACTGGCCGATCAGCTTGCTGAAATTGACGCGGAACGTCGCCAACTGATCACCGGGGACGCTCACCCACCCCGCTGTCGGGCTGAAATACCCATATGCCCGATGTTCCGGTGACCAGATCAGATTGACGGGCTCGTCCTCGTGATCAACGAGTGAAACGGCTGCCCGCGAGTGATCTTTAGCCTGAAGGATCCCAGCCGCCTTCAGCGCCGGCGCGCCCCGCCCATAGTAGCCATCGAGGACCGAGCCGCTGATGACCGCATCCGGCGTCTCGATCACCGACAGCAGCAGGTCTGCCGCCTTCCGATCAATCGACGACGGCACCGTCAGCCCCGGAAAGAATGCCCCAGCGGCGCAAGTACTTCTCGCCGATCAGCTGCTCCTCTTCGGTCTGTTCCTTGAGATTGCAGCCATGTGGCATGGTGATCGTCAGCGGCAGCGTCCGGCCCCGCTTCGCGTCGCCTTTGGGGTGGAACTTAATGGTCAGTTTCGCCTGCGTCGCCACCCATCCGCCAGCCAGCGGATCATTGGACCCGAACCGCTCTGCCGACATGCTCCAGATGGTGCGATCGGCCTTCCGCAGGCATTCGAGCGTGACGCGTTCGGCGTTATTGTCGATTGGCATCAGGCGCAGCTGCTTGACTTCAACGGACTCGATACCGTCTTCCGGGTCCGTCGGGAAGCTGAAGGGGTGCAGCAGGATGGCGAGATCGTAGGTGCGGAACGGCACCTTTTCGCTCTGGAACTCGATGCCGAGCAGATCCCGCGCCATGAAGCGCACCATCTCCTCGCGGCTCTCGCGGTCGTTGGCCACGACTTCGATGACGCCGGTCGCCGGTTCATAGGTCATGGCCGCCTCGAATACCGGGCGGCGGGCGCGACGGACGAGCGCACCGCCATCATCGAACGCCAGGAAGTCGTCCAGCAGGCCCTCGCGGTAAATCGCGATCTGAACCAGTTCGCAATCTTCGCCGTCGAAGGTCGGCCGGTAGCGCCCGAAGATGTCGATGTGGATGTTGTTGGAAGCGAACCGCTCGCGGAGCGACGCCTTGAAAGCTTCCAGGGAGGCATCATCGCGACGCAGGTCAAGGTTCGGCTCGCCGATGAACCCGTCCCAGCTCCGACCACGGCGCCGCTCATCGGTGTAGCGGACTTCCTCGGCATGGCGGAACCGAACCGGTTCGTTCAGGAACATCCACAGCGCCCGCGCGTGCCCATTGGCGAGATCGTCGAGAACCGTGCGGTCATCGACTACGCTGTAAAGCGCGGTTTGCCCGGCATCGTCAGCGAGGGCGCCAACACGCTCGGCATCATTGACGATGCGCGCTCGGGCTTCGTCGTCCATTTCGTCAACGGCGCGGAGCGTGATGCGGACCACCTCGGGCTCCGGCCCCTGCCAATCGACTTCGGTCGGAAGCTCGATGCCGGTATGGTGGAAATAGGCCTGCAGCGACGAAGCAGGCATGTTGCGGATGAAAGTCGTCACTGAGGCCATGATCGGTTCTCCTTAGCCCTTGATGGTGCGCGGGTCGTTCCCGTGCGAATCGGACTGGCCGATCCGGCCGTCCCGGTTGTGGATCTTGAATTCCGTCCCGGCGTTGCGGCTCATTTCCCGGCCACGGTCGATCGCCTCCCGCTTGGTGTCGAAATGCCCGCTGGCGCGGTCGGCGCCGCCGCGGCGAACATCCCAGCCGCCACCGGAGCTGGGAACTACGTGATGGGTCCCTGACCCTTTGCCTTTAGCCATGACGGCCTCCTGTCTCGTAGAAGCGCTAATTAGGGTTCGTTATTGCGAACTTCAGCGAAAGATAGGTGTTGCGTGTATCGCGTGTCAAGGACTAGATGTAACGCGATAACGAACTGGCCGAAAAACAGGAGGACACCCGTGCCAACACCCTTGGGAGAGCGCGTCAGAGAGCTCAGACTGAAGCGAGGTCTGACACTGGAGGCGCTGGCTGAGCGGGTCGGATCGAGCAAGAGCTACATGTGGGAGATCGAGAACAAGGACGTCGCTCGGCCCTCGGCGGAGAAGCTGCAGCAGATCGCCCTGGCTCTGGAAACGACTGCCGATTACCTGCTCGCCACAGAAGCCGTCACCGAGGCCGATGCGGCCGACACGGCATTTTTCCGCAAGTACCAGCAGATGAAGCCAAAGAGCAAAGAGCGGCTTCGAGAGATGCTGAAGATCCTGGACGATGAGGATTGATGACGGACAAGGCGCGAAAAACGCCCCGGCGGGCCGCAAATGACCTGACGGTTCTCCTCCGCACTGTGCTGGGGGAGGACCGCTTCCCGGTGGACGTCGAAGCGCTGGCGATCGAGGTATCGCGAAATCAGGAAGATCCGATCACGGCGGTCAAAGGCGTCGACATCGACGGCTTCGAGGGCATGCTCCGTGCGCGTCGCAAGAAACCCGGTTGGCAGATTCTCTACAACACGCAGCCGCGCTATCGCGGGCGCGAGCGTTTTACGTTGGCTCACGAGTTCGGGCACTACCTGCTGCATCGGCGCCAGCTCACCGCCGACCATTACCGTGATGGCGAGCTGTCTGACGAATACGATTTCGAGTGCCTTCCGCTCCAGTCCAACGACTGGAAAGACGCAGAGAGGGAGCGCGAGGAAGAGGCCGACACCTTCGCTTCCTTCCTGTTGATGCCGATCGACGACTACCGCAACCAGATTGGCGGCCAGGAAATGACGCGCGATCTCCTCGGCCACGTCACGGATCGATATGGCGTCTCACTGCTTGCCGCCACGCGCAAGTGGATCGAGTTCACCAACACCCGGGCGGCCATGGTGGTGGCGCGTGACGGTTTCGCTCTTTGGGGCCGGGCCAGTACGAGTGCCTACAAAAGCGGTGTGTTCATCCGTTCCGGCATGCCGATCCCGGATGGTTCTGTGATGGCGATGGGAGCTGCATCACAACACGGCAGCTCCGGGCGGCCCACCGCCCTTCCCAACGGCATCTGGACGTTCAGTCGGGGATCGGAGCCCGTCCGTGAACTGGCCTTCTTTTCTGACCGCCTCGGCATTTCTGTTTCGCTCCTCCAGTTCGATGGGCTCGGTGGTGCGGACATCGAAGAGGAGGAGCCGTGGGACAGCTATGACCAGTTTCTTGCTGGCGTCAACCAATCACGGTGGGCGCAAAAGTGACCGTCGTCGATGATATCGAGAAGCAGGCGTCGTCTTCGCATCATGCATGTCGAAGGCGAGTGCATAATGGCAAACTAACGCACCGCCCAAGATATAAGGTTCGTCGGCCGGGTCCGCTGGTTCGGACGGGAGACCTGATGTGATCGCGTTCCGGGAAATCGACGATACCGATCCGGCACTCTTGCAGTCGCCGATGCTGCGCGCCGTGGAAAAGACATTCTCCTACGTCGCCGAGCACGGAGGGATCGCGTTGACCCCGTCCAAAGCCTTCAAGCGCAGCTTCGTCCATTGGGCCGCAGCCCAGTTTGAATGGCCCGGATACTCGGAGGCCGACCTCTTCGCCGTCAACAAGGTGCTCAACGAGATCGACTTCGGCCCGCTGATGGATCTGCATGACCTGATGATCGCATTGAAGATCGGGCGGCACTACAAGGGGGAGTTCAAGCTGACCAAGGCTGGCCGGTCGCTTGTCGGTCATCCGGGCCGGCTTTTCGGCATCATCACGCCCTTCTATCTGTTCGAGGTCGATCACCTGCGGTTTTCACGGCGCGAAGCACGACCGCTGGGCAACTGGGATATCTTCTTCAACGTGCTCAACGTCGAGGCAGAGGACGGCGCAACAGGCGGAGAGATCCGGCGCGCCCTCTATGGGGAGCCAGATGACAACCGTCTCTTCGATGAAGCGCTGAGCAGCCTTTATGTCCAGGTGCTGCGGCCTCTCTGCTGGACAGGGCTTCTGCATGAGAATCGTTCTGATGGGTTGGCTCGCACCGAGCGCAGCGTGTTCACGAAGACGCCTCTCTGGCGGGCGGCATTGCGTCTGGCCACCGACGACAAGGTACGGCCAAGGACGCGTCACTGATAAAACTGCGCTCCACTTCTAATGATTCCGCAGTAGCGCGATAAGTCATTGAATCTGATTGCGTATCATCGTTTTGCGACTACCGTTTCGCCAGTCATCCTCTGTTGCGAACGGTCTCATGCAAGACACCCGATCCGGTCCGAACCCGCTAATGCCGGCCCGTCTGTCGGCGGAAGAACGCCTTGATGAACTCGCGCAGATTCTTTCTGCGGGGCTGAGGCGTATCCTGCCAGAACAGTCCAGTTCTTTATCTGCACCTGGCGAAGACAGTTCATTCGACATTCTCGCCCTCAAACGCCGTGTTGGTCGTCGCAAACCGAGCAACCGAATTGGAGGGCAATGATGCCAGGAACGAAGAGAAAGATCGAAGCCGATCCGGGACGGCCGCACGAGCGCGCCGCGGCGGACGAGAGCGTGGTGGCGCAGCTTGCAGCGCTCAAGCGGATGACGGTGGTCGAGCTGAAGACCAAGTGGGAGAGCCTCTTCAGCACGCCCGCCCCGAATAACAGCCGCAGCTATCTCGAGCTGAGGCTCGGCTACCGGATCCAGGAACTGACCCTCGGCGGGCTTTCGCGTGAGACACGCCGGACGCTGAATCTGCTGGCCGACGAGATCGACGGCAAGATTGGGCGCAAGGCGATAATCGCGGATTCCCGCAACCCGGTGGTCGGCACCCGCCTCGTGCGTGAATGGGACGGGGTGGAGCACACCGTCACGGTGATGAAGGACGGCTTCGACTGGCAGGGCCAGAAGTTCAAATCTCTGTCGGCGGCAGCGCGGGCGATCACGGGCACACAATGGAACGGTTACCGCTTCTTCGGTCTGCGTGAAGCACGGAGGGATGAGCGATGAGCCGCCTGCAGAATACCGTCGCGGTCATCCCGCGCCGCCAGCGCTGCGCCATCTACACCCGCAAATCGAGCGAGGAAGGGCTCGAGATGGAGTTCAACAGCCTCGACGCCCAGCGCGAAGCTTGCGAGGCCTTCGTGACGAGCCAGAAGGCGGAAGGCTGGGCCGCCATTCGCGAACGCTACGACGACGGCGGCTTCTCCGGTGGCACGCTGGAGCGGCCGGGCTTGAAGCGTCTCATTCAGGACGTCGAGGCCGGTCTGATCGATGTGATCGTGGTCTACAAGATCGACCGGCTTTCGCGCTCGCTGATGGACTTCGCCAAGCTGGTCGAGATCTTCGACCGTAACAGCGTGACCTTCGTGTCGGTCACGCAGTCGTTCAACACCACGACGTCGATGGGTCGCCTGACCCTGAACATCCTCCTCAGCTTCGCCCAGTTCGAGCGAGAGGTGATTGGCGAGCGTATCCGCGACAAGGTTGCAGCCTCGCGCAAGCGCGGCATGTGGATGGGCGGCTACGTTCCGCTGGGCTACGACGTGCGGGACCGCAAGCTGGTTATCAATGAGGCCGAGGCTGCAACGGTCAGGATGATCTTCGAGCGTTTTCTCGCCATCGGCTCCGCAACAACGCTGGCGAAAGCGCTCGCGGCCGAGGGCGTTCTGAACAAGCGCGGTAAGCTGATCGACAAGGGCTTCCTCTACAAGCTGATCAATAACCGGGTCTATATCGGCGAAGCCGTCCACAAGGGTACCGCCTATCCCGGCGAACACGAGGCCATCATCGATCAGGCCCTCTGGGACAAGGTTCATAGCATCCTGCAGGAAAGCCCGCGCCTGCGGGCGAAAAACACGCGTCGCCAGACTCCAGCCCTGCTGAAGGGGATCATCTTCACCGAAACGGGCACGGCGATGACGCCAACGGCGACGAAGAAGGGAACGCGCCTCTACCGCTACTATGCGTCGATGGACCTGATCCGAAACCGACCGACCGGCGACGCCTCGGGCCCGCTGCGCTTGCCCGCCGGCATGGTCGAGGACGCCGTCGTCGGCGAAATCCGCCGCATGATCCGCGCGCCGGAGATCGCGGCGCGGACGATCAAGGCCCTTCGCGAAGAGAGTCCGACGGTCGATGAGAAGGCGGTCGTCCAGGCGCTCGGCGAGTTCGATCAGCTCTGGGCGGCGCTCTATCCGGCGGAACAGTCCCGTATCGTCCAGCTTCTGGTCGAGCGGGTGACCGTCGGCGAAGATGGCATCGCCGTCGATCTGCGTCATGAGGGGCTGGGCTCGGTCCTGCGGGACATGATGGCGCCTCGTCAGACGGAGGCCTGCGCATGACCAGCACGGAGGACACCATCCGCGTCGTCATCCCCCTGACGATCCGCAAACGCAATGGGCGGCCGAAGATCCTGCCGCCCGACGATGTAGACGCGCGAAACGGCCGGACGCAGGATCCGCACGTGCTTCGCGCCGTCGCCCGCGCATGGAACTGGCGGCGGCAGTTGGAAACGGGCGCCGCATCCACCATCCAGGACATTGCCGCGGCCGAGAAGGTCTCAGACAGGTTCGTGAGCCGAATGATGCGGCTGGCATATCTGTCGCCGGAGGTACTCGATCACCTCGTCATCCGACGTGTGCCGCCGGCGCTTTCATTGAACGACCTCGTTGCGCTTGCCGATCGGCCATGGGCGGAGCAATTGGAACTCGTCAACGGATCATCATTGGAGTAAAGCCGCTTAGGTGCGATCATACTTTCACGCTTGCGATTGCAGCAGGCTCGCTTTGCTCTGCTCGGGTCGCGTGGGCTAGCAACATGGAGTTTGGGTCAGCGACCGGGGGGCGTGGCCTTGGACATCGACACCTACTTCGAAAACATCAGAAAGCTGGCTTTCGTCGCCAACGAGGCGAAGGTTGCTATCTATGAAATGATAGAAAGCCCAGGCCAACACGCCTCGATCGTCAATCCGTCCATAAAATTCAGGGAAGCTCTTCTTTCCAACGAAGAGGAGAATGATCTCGGCGGTTATCTGGCAAGCGGTTTCTTCGCGGGCCGGTCACGTCGAGCACGTCTTGCCAGCTTCGCAATGACGTTCGATGTGCAGCACGAGGCCACTCGGCTAAGGGTTCAGGCGCAATGTGAGCCCTACAGCCAGGCACAGCCGCTCTTTCAGAATGTGCCATCGCTGTTCCAACGTATTCGCCGCAAGGCAAGCGGCAGCCAGGACTATGAACTCATAGAGTTGGTGGCGCTCCGATCCGTGTCGGGAAGCGAGGTATATCAAGCTGGAGGCGGCTTCACAAAACTTTGTCCGTTTGTCAGTCCAGGCATTGTCAACTGGGTACAGAAGCAGTGGCCTTCGGCGCCAACCTATGTTCGGTTCGACGCCAATGCCTACTTCGGCGACCAACCAGTTCAGTTGCTGACTGAAGCCACATTAGTACCCGCAAACCCGCGATGGCTGGCTGATTTCAGCCTTCGCAAGGGGATGAAGGACTTTGCTGCCTACGAGCTTCAGAACCGGCCAGCTTCCGAAGGGCATGGCGAATATTGGGACTATAATGTTCGACATCTGCGCCGGCTGGAAGTTCACGTTCAGCGCCGCGAGGATAACTATCTATCCATGCTGATAGAGGAACTGCCCAGGGCCGACGATCCGAATGGACTGATGGTCGGACGTTGTATTCATCTCGACACCCGCGATCCGGCGTTCACGCCTCTCGGTGAGATTGAGATGCAGCACCTCGATTTGGCTATCAACGTATACGCCGGAGAAGACCGGCAGAAGCGTTTCGGGCAGAGCCTTCAGCATGGCAAGGTGCAGGACGCTACGTTTCGAACGCACCTTCTTCGAATTGAAGGGATACCCTTCGTATCGGTTTTTGCCTTCTGCGAAATGTTTCTGGATTCGAAAATCCTTCTCAGCGAATGGCTGAACGAGCTGGTGGCACCTTGAGCAGCGGGTTGAGCGGGCGAGGCTTGGCTGAGTTGATCGAAGGCGATTCTTGTAGTCGCGATCAGGCCACGTCTGCCACTGCGATCCCCAGTATCGGCAAGTGGCCCCTTGCGTGGCCTTTCGCCTCAAAACGCCTACCGCGTGTTTTCCCGGCGGTCACGCCAACCGGAAGAACGCCCGCTGAATGCATTGTCGGGCGACCTGCGAAACCCGTTGGAAACGCTTACCTTTGCGAAGCCGAACCGGGTCGGACGAGGTTCGCTCGGTTAGAGACGGAGGGCTACTTGGAGACGGAAATTGGACCGACGCCAGTCTCTGAGGTTCGGACGGCTTCCGTAAACTCCTTTGAAATTTGGGATAAATTCGGCGCTCAACGCGCGTCGCTGAAAGTTCGCAACGGGTAACTGGCGGTGAGAGAGGGATTCGAACCCTCGATAGAGTTTCCCCTATACACGCGTTCCAGGCGTGCGCCTTCAACCACTCGGCCACCT